ATTTGCTCGCACAACAGAAGGTACTTTCGAAGCTCCAACAAACACTAAGTTCGTTGGTACATTGAACGGTGCTATGCGTGTGTATGTTGATACATACTTAGCAGACAGTGGTTCATCAACTATCAATGACAACCAAGTATTAGTTGGTTATAAGGGTCCTAGCGAGGCAGATGCTGCCGCGTTCTATTGCCCATATATTCCTCTAATGAGCTCTGGTGTTGTTCTAGATCCAGCTACTTTTGAACCAGTAGTTGGCTTCATGACACGTTATGGTTATGTAGAGTTAAACAACACTGCTTCTTCTCTAGGTAACGCGGCTGACTATCTAAGCAAGGTATCTATTACCGCTGCTAACGTTAGCTTCCAATAATCTTAAGAGATTAGAAGAAAAACAAAAAGCCCCAGCAATGGGGCTTTTTTGTGAGTAAATATAGTTGTGATGGAAGATTATTCTATAACTAATAGTTTAGACTGGCAGTTGGTCAGATCTAGGATGTCTAAGAGTAAAGATAACTTGGGCATATTTAAACGCGACATTGATCGGTTACTTAGAGGTATTGATGTTGAAATTGTTAAATTAGGTAATCTAGAAATTACAGCAAGAAACAATAAAACACAGTCTAGTCTAGACCGTGCGCAAGCACAATTAGATGTAGTGAATCAACAAATAAAGACATTTAACAAATTTTACATAATGGCTCTTATGACGCATAGCTAATGTTTTTTAGATACAGATAAATATCATATAAGGAAAAATACATGTCTACAAGAGAAGTCATACGAACAACTGGTGATTGGCACGTACAAGCTACGCAAGACTTGCACCTAGAAACACAGTACCTAAATGGAAATAACGGTACTGTATATGTTTACGGTAATTTACTGGTTAGAGGTAATACTACCACTATTGAGTCAAATGACTTGTCCATTGGTGATAAAGTATTGATCTTAAACAAAGGCGAACCTGGAATAGCTGGCGGTACAGAAGCAGGTGTTAGTATAGACGGTATTTCAGGAATAAGCGTTAGCAGAGGCGGCCCAAACGACCCAGCAGAAAACGCCAACTGGTTTTTTAATCAAAATAAAAATTGGAGCTACAATGGCACACTGACTAGTGGCATGTGGGAAGCTATTATTGGACCTCCAACTGGTGGTGTTGGAACACATTCAGGTGCAATACTAAACGCTATTCGAACAGGCTCTGCAAATACTGATTTAAGTTTACTTGGCGCTGAAAACGCCAGTGCAGTAGTAACATTGAGCGGAGTTGTTAATTATACTCAACGCATTGTATCTAGATCAAATCCAGATGATGTTCCAAACAAAGGTTATGTTGATTACGCTATTGAAGCACAGTTAGATAGAAGAAGAATTCAATTAAATTATAGAAATAATTTAGGCAACGTTGTACAAGTTTCCAATACGTTTGTGGAACTTACTGATGCAAATGTTCCTGGCTACGGCAGTCCTTCGTCAATACTTGAACCGCAATTACGCACAAGTATTGGTGGCAATCAATGGATTACTACATACAACAATAGAATTGTTGTTGGTGACATAAAGATTTTAGATTCAAATGAAATTACAATGGACACAGCAAACTTGCCATTGGTACTTTCAACAAAACCTGGAGTATCAGCAACACTTAATCCTTCAGTAGAATTAAAAACTTCATTAAGCATGGTTATTGATACTACGTATTCAGAGCCTAATAATGAAGCTGGTAAAGTTAAACTTTATCCAGAACAAGAAGGTCCAGGGGGGACAGGCTTATATTTTGTAAATAGTGAAAACGTTAGAGACGAGCTAGTTAGTAAACGTCGTTCTTTCTTCGCTAGTCTAATGTTTTAAGGATAAAAAATGATTACAGCAATTAATTTAGCAAATACTAATAATACCGAAGCGTTCCTTTCAGATGGAGAAAATGGTATAACAACTTTGATGATTTGCAATCATCACGCAACTACTTCTGCCGTAGTAAATGTTTGGGTAGTTCCTCAAGGACAAGTAGCAGGAAACGCTAATCAAATTTTAAAAAATTTAGTTATAGTAGCCAGTGATACGTTTGTTATGGACATGGAAAAATTAGTGTTAAGTGATGGCGATACCATAATGGCTCAAGCAGATGTTGCCGATGTTGTAAACACTGTTATTAGTAGCATGGCGGTAGCATAATGAAATTTATCAAACGTAAAAACATTGACACGTATCGTCCAAAAAGTCAACGATTTACTGTTGAAGTAGATGGTCGTGCAATTATTGACACAAATAAATCTTTAACAGTTCCTATTGGATCAACCGCTGATAGACCTGCTACAGGTATCCCAGGTATGATAAGATACAATACTGACGATGAAGATTTTGAAGTTTTTACTGGTTATGGTACTTGGGGTTGGGAAAGGTTAAGAACAAATCGTCCAAGTGAAATCACTGTAAACAACATTGGTACAGGTTTAGGCGATGGCACTGTTTCAGGTGTGCAAGTTACAGTGGGCGGATCTGGTTATTCGTCAGCACCAACAATTACTTTCAGCGCACCAGATGTTGGTACAGATGTTGCCACTGGCACAGTGAATGTGAATGGTGGTCAAATTGAATCAATCACTATGACTAATGATGGTTCTGGATATATCACAGTACCAACAGTTACAATTGACGGCGCAAATCAAACAGCTACACTGACTGCAATATTAACAGGAACACAAAATTATCCTTTACCTGCAATACCTGTTGATGATTTAGGAGCACTCAGCGCAACCAACGTGCAGATATATGTAGAAAACGTATTTCAAATACCAGGAGTAAACTATACTTTGGTACAAGTTGGTCCCACTGCTTCAGTTAAATTTGACGCACCAGTACCATTTGGAAAACCAATATACGCTATATTTGGATTTGATTAATCCAATAAATACTAGCATGATAGGAACATGCCATGTCTAGTATTGGAAGAATAACAGGCCCTTTATTAAAAGATAACCTTTTAAGAAATGGTGTTGATCTTGCGTTTGAGACTGATTTAATATATCTCAATGTTAATGAAGATCGCATTGGTCTAAAAACAGATTCCCCAGCAAGAGAATTAGAAATTGACAACTATGGTCAAACGACCAATCTAATAGTTGACGATAATATACACCTACCTAATATTGACATAGATAATGTTAGCAACATTACTACTTCAAATGGCATATTGTACTTAAATGCGGCTCAACAAATTAACGCAGTTGCACTTGCTGTTGATAATCTCAAAATAGATGCAAATAGACTTTCAACAAGACTTCCAAATACAGACTTAGAAATAAGACCAACTAGAAAATTAGTTATTAATACTAATACCTATGTTGATGCTGATCTACATGCTACAGGAAATATTACCTTTGATGGCAGTGTCATTTTTGGTAACGATGATACTGACAATGTTGTATTTGCTTCTGACATTAACAGCAGTGTATTTCCTAATATAACAAATGAATATGGCTTAGGCAACTCAACGAATCAATGGAAAAAACTTTGGGCAAATTCAGTTAAAGGATCCACATTAACTGTTGATACAATGACTTCGCCTTCAGGAATTGACTTCCAATTGAGATTTACAAAATCATTATTTGTATCAGTAAACGGAAGTGATAGTAATGCAGGCAATCATCAAAATGCCCCATACGGCACAGTAAAACATGCACTGAGTCAAGCAACAGCGGGCGATACTATTTTTATTTTTCCTGGTGTATATGACGAGATCACTCCCTTAATAGTTCCTACTGGAGTTAACATTGTTGGCCTTGCCATGCGTCAAACAATTATTACACCAGTTGAAGATACGTTGTTTAATGATGTTTTTTTATTAAATGGCGAAACTAGCATAGCAGATATTACTGTAAGAGGATTCTTATATAATAGTACTCTTAATACAGGTCACGCTTTTAGATTTGCGCCCAATTTTAAAGTAACTACTAGAAGTCCTTATATTCAAAATGTTTCAGTTATTACTAGAGGCTCTTCAGTAACTGCTGGTGTTATTGAAATTTTGGATGGTGAATTTTCTAACAGTTATCTAGATCAGATTGCTGAAGGCGGCACATCATTTACTGCAATCTTTGAGGCTTTGGCTAATGGCGGATTGTCTAATAATTCAGAAAGCTTTGATGCTAATGATATTTTAGGATTTAATGACGGCGATGCAGGACGAGGAGTCTACCTAGATGGCAGTGTCGCAGACCCAACAAGTAATGAAGCAAGTATGCTATTCCATTCTTGTACATTTATTACTCCCGGTGTAGATGCAGTAACAATGACTAACGGCATTAGAGCTGAGTTGATCAATTGTTTTACATATTTTGCCAACAGAGGATTTTACGCAATACAACCTCCAGGTCCTACAGAGGAAATTACAGTAGGACCGGCCTCTACATTATTTTCTTTCACTAGCGATAGTGTAACTTTATCTAAAGAATTTTATAGTCAAAATCTTGTAGATTCTTTAGTAGGTCAAACAGCAGTTATTGACAGGTATCCTAATCCTCCACTCATTTATACAGTTGTATCAATTGAAACAGAACCATCTTCACCAACACTATGGAGAATGACTGTTGATACAACTTTCAATTCAGCAGGACAACTTAAACCTATTAGCTTTTATCCAGATGCTGGATCAATAGAGCTGATTACTAATGATATTTGGGATACAACAGGCAACTCAGTTGGCGAAAAATGGGTAGCTTGGTTTAAAACTAATTTACCTGTTAATTTTGAAACCACTGTACAACCTGGTTGGACGATCAATGTAGCCGGAACATTGTATATTGTTGATTACATAGTGCAAGATCCAGTCAATGCCAATCAATGGAGAATATATGTTACTACTTCTCTTGTTGGTGGTGTTGGAATTCCTATTTTTTCTTCACCATTTACTGTAACATCAGGTTCACTTGGTGCTGAAGTTCGAAGCATTGGTTCAGCTAACGTCTACGGTAATTATGGCGCAGTAGCAGATGGTACAGATACATTAATGTATCTAATTGGACATAATTTTGGTTATATAGGAAGTGGGTTAGACGCATCTAACGACAACACTTTAGCTATACAGGCTAACGAAACCGTAGAACTTAATACTGGTAAAATTTATTACACTAGTCAAGCACAAGACGGCGATTTTAGAGTTGGTGATCAATTCTACATTGATTTAGAAAACGGCATTGTTTCTTTTGATACTTCAGGAATTTCCGCTAACGGTCCAAGTAGTTTAGCCATAGAAGGCACTAATTCTAGACTATTCATAGATGCTTCTAAAATTGAATTAGGAGATTTTAGACTTAGCGGCAACACTATTGAGACTCTGACTCAACCATTCAATTTACTAGCCGCTAACGGACAAACGACATTTGCTGACAACGTCCAAGTTGGCAAAAATTTAGCTATAACTGGAGATTTGCAAACTGACGGGACTCTAACATTTGGTAATCAAACTCAAGACACAGTTACATTTAACACTGACTTAAGTCAAAACTTAAACCCTAAAATCACTAACTCTTTTGATATAGGAGCAGTGGGTAAGATTTGGCGTGACATTTATATTGCCAATATTAAGACACAAGATATCAACATTGGTAGTAATAGAATAGAAACTACATTGACTGATAGTAATCTTTTATTATCAGGTAATGATACTGGAAACACTAGATTAGAGGGAATATTATTTGGCAACAACAGTATAACTTCTACAGTGCTTAACAGTAATATAGTGCTGGCTCCATCTAGTAATTCCAACCTAGTTATCGCTAGTAGTACAGCATTTCGTGTTCCTAGAACCACTGTTACATTAAACAGAATGGGCGAGGTACGATTCAATACAGCAACTGGGTTGTTTGATGGATTTAGTACAGCATTAGTTGGATTTGGTGGTGTATATTCTGCTGATAGACAAACAAGTCTACTGGCTCATCCAACAAATAACACCATAATATTTAGGGCAGATAACGTTGCTACAACTGTGATTGATTCTACAGGATTGACAACAAATGCACTTCACAGCGATGGCCTACAACTTAATAATAACACAATAACTGCTATTGGGACAAATGATCTTGTCTTAGTAGCAGATAGTGTAAACGTACAAAATCTTACCATAAACGACAACACCATAAGTCCTAGTACACCAAATACTAATTTAGAATTAGGAACTACTGGAAATGCTGGCTACATACAATTTACTGGAACCGGGGCATTAGAGTTTCCTGTAGGCGATAATGCAAGTAGACCATCTTCTCCTGTAGTTGGAAATACTAGATTCAATCCTGAAGTTCAATACACGGAAGTTTGGAGTGGAACTGCATGGATTCCAGTGACTGGTGTTGGTGAACTTTCCACGTTTGAATACGCTAACGAACAGACTACTCTTTGGTCTATCATCTTAGGTTAATTTCAAAAGCAACTAAATAATAGTACTGCAAACAATGACCAATTGTTTGCGAAATCATACTGTGGTAAACCCGCAATGCAAGGTGGTTAACCGTGAAACACGGGGTACAAGGAGTGAACGATGGCTGTTGGTCGAATTTCCGGTCCGCTCTTAAAGGCAAATCTGCTTCGTAACGGAGTTGATCTGGCTTTTGAGACAGACCTATTATACTTAGATGTTAACAATCTCCGAGTTGGTGTTAAGACTAACAACCCTAGCCACGATTTACACGTAAACGGTACCACAAGAACAACTACATTAGAAGTAACTGACCAATTAGACATTGGTGAAATCACTGTTACTAACAATACAATTAGCACAACTGCTAGTCAATTGACTTTGAATCCTGCAGGATTAAATCCTGTAGTTTATCAGCAAAAAATTGTCATTGATGATTTAGACATTGAAAATAATTCCATAACGGCCAACATAGCTGATACTGATATTGAGCTGACTGCTAGTGGAACTGGACGTGTAACAGTATTTTCAGACACGCTGATTAACGGTAATTTACACGCAACTGGAACAATCACTGCTGACGGTGACATCCAATTGGGCGACGCTAATACTGACAACGTTGTTTTCAATGCTGACATTGACAGTGACTTTATTCCTAATCTAAATATACAGTATGATTTGGGATCAACATCAAAACGTTGGAAAGATTTATGGGCAAATGACATTCAGGTTGCCAATTTAGACATTTCAAATACGTTTTTACTTAATGGCGTAGATCTAACTCTTCGTCCAGGAAATACATTTTTTGTTTCAGAAAATGGCAACAACACACGTACTGGAACTCATCAAAACGATCCGTTTGCAACAGTGGCACATGCATTAAGCGTGGCGCAAGCTGGGGACGTAGTTTATATATATGCTGGAACATATACTGAAACAACACCATTAACAGTGCCTGCAGGAGTTACAATTAAGGGAGCAGGTCTACGCTCAGTGACTATACAGCCAGCAGTTGGCACCATTAGTAATGACGTCTTCTTACTAAATGGCGAAACTACAATTGAGGATCTAACTGTTACAGGGTTTAGATATAATAGTGTAGCAAATACTGGTCATGCTTTTAGATTTGCAAACAATTTTACAGTAACATCAAGAAGCCCTTATGTTAGAAACATAAGTGTAATTACAACTGGCTCTACTACTTCAGTTAGCGATCCAAGAGGATTTAACAGCGGTAATGCTGGCCGAGGGGCCTACTTAGATGGTAGTGTTGCCACTGCGCAAAGCAGAGAAGCCGCAATGCTATTCCATAGTGCAACTTTTATTACACCTGGAGTGGATGCCATTACAGCAACCAATGGTGTACGAGTTGAATGGCTAAACAGCTTTACATATTTTGCTAACAGAGGATTCGTAGGCCTAAGCGGTTCAACAGGATTTGCTGGATCTGGAAAAACTGAATTAAGAGTTAGTGGAGTTACTGGCACACTTGCAGTTGGACAAACATTAACTTATTATTCAACATTTCCAACCGTACTAGCAAGCGGTGTAATTAGCAGTATAGCAAGTGATGGAAAACTTACTCTAACTGGAAAAGTAACTGGTTTACAAACAGCAGTAGAGCGTGGCGGTAAAACAATAACAGCCAACGGAAATGCTAAACTTAGCACTGTACAGAAGAAATTTGGTACAGCTAGTCTACTACTAGACGGCACTGGTGACTATGCTACTGTACTTAGTACAGACGATTTTGCTTTTGGCACATCTGATTTTTGTTTAGAAGCATGGGTTTATCCTACTAGCACTGGTGCTTATAGAACTTTATTTGATATGAGAACAGCCTCTCCATCAGACGGGGGCGGAATTATTTTAGGTATAACTGATGCTAATCAATTATATTTTTATCATAATTTTAATTTTAGAATTGGACCAGTAGGAACTATATCACAGAACACTTGGACACACGTTGCATTATCAAGAGTTTCTGGAAACACGCGAGCATTTATCAACGGTACCCAAGTGGGATCAACCTATGTAGACACAAATAACTATACTATTAAACCAGTAAGGGTTGGTGCAGATCCAAATGGAAACTTTGCATTTGCTGGATATATAGATGATTTACGCATCAGTAAAGGAGCTGGAAGATATTCTACAAACTTTACAGCACCAATCAGTAGATTACCTAATGATCAAAATACTGTTTTATTAAGTAGATTTGATGGTTCAGATAATAGCACAGTGTTTATAGATGAAACTGTGTTGATACAAGATATTAGAAGTAGTGGTGGTGCAACAGCGACCTCTATTACATTAGTTGACTATAGTGACTTTGGTGTAGAAGTTCGTAGTATTGGATCAGCTAACATTTACGGTAACTTTGGCGCAGTAGGTGACGGGGTTGGAGTAATAATGTATCTAATAGGTCATAACATGGCCTACATTGGTACTGGGTTGCGTAGCGACAACGATGTCACGTATGTTATACAAGCCAATGAAGTTGTTGAATCAAACGGCGCAAAAATTTATTACAGCAGTGTTGATCATAAAGGTGATTTCCGTGTTGGCGATCTTTTCTACGTTAATCAACAAACTGGTGAAGTTACATTTACTTCTGCTAATTTTAATATTAATAGTGCGGGCGGACTTACTTTTACTAGCGGCTCAAATGTTACCTATATTGATGGTAATGAGATTGACACTGGCAACTTAAAATTAAGCGGTAACACTTTAGAATCTGTTGTTGGACCGTTAAATCTTGTTGCAGCCAACGATCAAATCAATTTATTAAACAACGTATCAGTAACAGGTAATTTAGATGTAGTTGGTAATGTTACAATTGGTGGTAACATTATTATTGGTGATGAGATTACTGACAGTATTAATTTTGTTGCAGGAATCAACAGCAATCTAATACCAAATATCACCAATACCTATGATATTGGCACTAATGATTTACGTTGGAAAGATTTATACGCAAATAGAACATTGGTTGGCAATATTAGTATTACTGGCAACCAAATAACCACTACTAATACCAACGGAAATTTAGAACTAGTTGCAAACGGAACTGGTCATGTTGCACTTGAAGGATTCATAGTACAAGAAAATCAAATCAGTACCACTACTGGCGATATGACTCTACAGCCAAGCGGCACTGGCGTAGTTGACATTGCATCTACAAAGAGTGTAGTTATTCCTGTTGGTACAGAAATTGAGAGACCTAGCGTACCACAAACTGGTATGATTCGTTTTAACACTACGATGGGAAGATTTGAAGGATACAACGGAACAACTTGGGTATTCTTAGATGGTGTAACTGACTTAGATGGAAACACTAGAGTAACGGCAGAACTAACTCCAGGAGCAAATGACGACACAATACGTTTTTATACTAACGGTGTAGTGGTCGCTGATTTAAACTCCACTAGACTGAATGTGTCTAAAGTTGTAGTTGATGATATTGAACTAAATGGTTCATCCATTACCAATACAGCTGGCGGTAATTTGTCATTACAAACTGCTGGTTCTGGTAATGTAGTAGTTGAAAACTTTACCGTTAATGGTAGTGCTATTACAAATACAGTATCAAACGCAGTTACAACACTTACATCTACAGGCACTGGTTACGTTAGAATTGCTGGTCAGGGCGGATTTGTTGTACCTTCTGGTATACAATCATTTAGACCAACATTGCCTGTTACTGGCATGATGAGATTTGATACACAGCTAGGTCGTATGGAAGTTTATGACGGCGCTGACTGGATTTCAGTTGCTGGTGCGGCAACTGGTGTAACAAGAGCAGAAGTAGAAGATTTAGCATTGCAATATGCAATTGCATTAGGATAAAACATGGCAACGAATTTTAAGAACAAAGTATTAGCAGATGTGGGAACAACTCCACAAGTGTTAGTGACTGCTGGATTGACCGCCAAGATTACAGTAATTGGATTGAGTATTACCAATACTACTGACGGGGTTGTACTAGCATCATTACAATTAACAGACGATCTTGGAACTAGCGGATATTTTATTAGAAATGTACCAATTCCACCTAACCAAAGTTTACGTGTAATCAATGGTGGTGAAAAATTAATTGTGGCACCATCTAATATTTTAACAGCGGTAGCAGATCAAGACACAAGTCTTGATATCATTGCTAGTTTTGTTGAAATTACATAAGGAATAATTTTATGGCACAAATTAGTATAGGCAATTGGGGTGGGGATAGTCCGTTAGGACCATCAGAACAAAGATATTTCTATGCGCTACGCACTGATGAAGAAGGCAATTTGTATTTTACTAGAATAGATCAATGGACTAGTAAAGACAGTGTTCAAATAAACAGACCTGGCGACGGAGATGATGATTTTGAAGGATTTGAAATTGGTATTGATCACTTTGACGGTAAGGATCCGGACACGCACGAACGACCTTATCCTAATTTAGTTTACGATCAATATAGATTTGACAGTAAATCGATATACTACTACCTAAACGAAGATGGTGAATTAGTAGTTAGAATTAATAAGACTTACACTTATCCCAGTGATGTGTAAGATATAAATATAGTAACACATTTTTAGAATGGATAAAAAGGAATAAAAATGGCCGAATTTAAACTAGGTAGACTAAGATTCGTATGGAAAGGCACTTGGACTGCCACTACCGCATACGTAAAAGACGATATTGTTCGTCACGGTGGTAAAACATACGTTGCTAAAACAGCGCATACATCAGCATCAAACTTCTATACAGATTCAGATGCAAACAGATGGGAACTAATGGCAGATGGTATTCAATGGATTAATACTCCTTGGACTGCTAGCACCACTTATAAAGAAGGTGACTTAGTTCGATATGGCGGAAAAGTTTATCTATGTATAGACGGTCATACTGCTAATGCTACACAGAACGGCGGCTTTTATACAGATTTAGGTATTAACAAATGGAGTCTATTTGTTGATGGTATCACTGCTGTTGGTGATTGGACAGTTAGCACTTACTATAAGTTAGGTGACATTGCCAAATACAATGGTCTTACTTACATTTGTACAGAAGGACACACTTCTTCATCTACAACTAGTAGTGGTTTAGAAGCAGACATTGGTAAATGGGATGTCTTTGCTGAAGGTATTAAATATCGAGGTGCTTGGTCAGGCACAACTCGTTACATTCTAAATGACGTAGTTAAATTTGGTGCTAGTTTATATATTTGCGCACTACCACACACAAGTACTAGTGTGTTTGAAGATAACAGATGGTTCTTATTCACATCTGGATTTGAATTTGGCGGAGAGTGGACCAATTTAACAGAATATCAAATTGGTGACGTAGTTCGTTATGGTGGTTACTTGTACGTAGCCGTTTCTAGAAATACTGGACAAGTTCCAACTGGAACTTCTGGTAATTGGACATTGTTGTCCATGGCATATAGTACTAATGGTACTTACAGTAACGTTGCTACATATAAACCAGGTGAAGTGGTAAGACACGGTGGTAATACATTCGTAGCCAATCAAGAAATTGGCGTAGGTGAAACACCAGTTAGTGATGTTGCCAAATGGGACTTGCTAGTTTCAGGTGTTCGTTGGACTGGTGATTGGACTGCGACTCCAACTGAAGTAACTTACAAGATTAATGATCTAGTAAAATATGTTGCTACAACATACGTTTGCGTAACAGAACATGATCCTACAAACTTAAATCGTCCTGACTTAGATGCACTTGGAACAAATTGGATTCCTTTTGCAGAAGGTGCAGACGTAAACGTTATGGTTCGTAGAGGTGATTTAGTCACTCGTAATGCCATACAGAATATTAGATTACCAGTGGGTGATGCTGGACAAATTCTAAAGGTGCAGAATAACGGCCTTGATTTAACTTGGGGTAACGTTGGTAGTATCACTAACATTTATTATGTTAGTACTGAAGGTCTTGATGGCCCAACACGTGGAACATCTATTGACCAGCCATTTAGAACAATCAAGTACGCTTGTGATTATGTAAGAACAGTTGCTCCTGCTGGATTTGATAGCCCAGCAGTTATTAATGTTAAGGCAGGTGTTTACACTGAAATCTTCCCAATAAGTTTACCAAAATTTACATCCTTGGTAGGTGATGAACTACGTATGAGTATTGTTCAACCAACACCTGAAACAAGTCACTTGGACAAGTTTAGAATGCGTGATAGTACAACTATCCGTAACTTTACATTCCGTGGGGCAACTGGTGCACCAGGCGGTGGATTTACAGATGTTAATCAGTATGGAACAAGACGTCCAACTGGTGCGGCATGGTGCTGTTTAGATCCAGGTACTGGTCCTAATGATGAAAGCGTATGGGTAGGCGCACGTTCACCTTACATTCAAAACGTAACAACATTTGGTGATAACTGCGTTGGTCAAAAAATTGACGGTGCATTACACAATGGTGGTAACAAGTCTATTACATCAAACGACTTTACACAAGTTATGAGTGATAGTATTGGTGCTTGGTGTACTAACCAAGGTCGTGCAGAACTTGTTTCTGTGTTCACATACTATAGCTACATTGGTTATCTATGTGAAAACGGCGGTGTTATTCGTGCAACTAACGGTAACAACTCTTATGGTACATTTGGCTCGGTGTCTGAAGGCGTTGACCCAACTGAAATTTCTCGTACTGCCACTGTTGACAATAGAAGATTAAACGCAATTGTTGATGTTACACAAACAGATGGTGAAAGCGTTTTATACTTAGAATATTTAAATGCTGGTGAAAATTATACCTCAGCAACTTATGGATTTACTGGTTCAGGTGTAAGTGCAAGTCTTAGTGCGACTGCTGATATTGCCGCAGGCGGTGTAGCAGAAGTTCGAGTATTAGCTGACGGTGATAGTTATGTTGGCGTACAAAACAACGCACAGTTGGGTGATGCAACTTATATTAGACTAGGCGCATCAGATATCCAAATTACAAATGGATACAACGGAATGCGTATCCTTTTAATTGACGGTACTGGTACTGGACAATATGCCTACATTAGTGCTTTTGATGGCGGTAGTAAAGATTTAACAGTCAATAAAGAAACATTTACACCGTTAACTGTTACTGCGGTTGCTTCAACTGGTAATCTATTTACAACAGCAGACACTAGCACATTGACATTAAACATGCCAATTAATTTCCAAGGAACAGTACTTGGAAACGTTGTTGCAGATACAATTTATTATGTTAAAACTATTCCAGGTGGAACAACATTTACAGTCAGTGCTTCTATCAGTGGTGGTGTAGCTGGTACAACATTTAACCCAGGAACTGCTACTGGCACTATGGTTTTACATGCAGTTGGTTGGGACGTATTTGCTGACAATATTGTTACAAACATTGGCGGCGCAACTCAAGCTAACCCAGTAGTAATTACAACATCAACACCACACGGATTAAAGTCTACTTGGAACGCTAGAATTAGTGGCGTGACTGGTATGACACAGTTGAATGGTAACACATACTTTGTTGACGTGTTGTCAAATACAACATTTGCCCTATACACAGATTTTGGATTAACTTCGTCAGTTAACGGAACAGCATATGGCGCATATTCTTCTGGTGGTGCAGTTAACGGAAAACAAAGCATTGCTCCATTCTTGAATACAACGACAAGATATGTAATTGAACCACGACCAGTTTTCTCAACAGGTTCAGGCGCAAGTGCAACTCCTGTTAGAACATTAGGTATTGATGCTTTTACTATTGTTAACGGCGGTAAAGGTTACACAGACGCACCTACACCAATCATTGCAGGCCCAGACACTGTATTAGACGCGGTTAATGCAACAGCGACAACTACTATTTCTGGACCAGTTGACACTGTAACTGTTTATTCTAGAGGTGGTGGCTATACTAGCGCACCTACTTTACAGTTTGTAGGTGGAGGCTTACCAACAGATTATGTTGATTTTGCGGCAGAAGCTGTTGTTACATTAGGTACTGCAATTTTTGTTCCTGGAACTTTAAGATTTTATGAAGTAACTGTTGCTGGAACACTTGGACTAACAGCGCCAACACACACTAGCGGAACTGCTACTAACGGAACTGCTACCGTAAGATACTTAGGTAGAAGAGCCAGTGCAACTGCTAACATGACCAATATTATTAAAACATTGGTATTGAATAGTGGCGGTGTTGGATACACTAGCACTCCTAGTGTGCAAGTAAGTGGGGCTAGTGGTTCAGGAGCAATTATTTCTGCAACCATCAGTCAGGTTATTAACCAAATTACACTTGATACACCAGGTGCTGGATATAACACTGCTCCTACAGTCACTCTAATAGGCGGAGATCCGTTAGAGTTTGCAACAGCTCAAGCAGTACTAGATGCTACGTTAACTGGAGTTACTATCGTTGAAGGTGGTAACGGATATGTTCCTGCATCAACAACAGTTATTGTATCTGCTCCACCTGCTGGCGGTACAACTGCTACTGCTGAAGCAGTTATTGACTTTGGTGCATATATTCCAGGAATTACACCAGGAGCAGTTACCAGCATTAATATTCTTACTGCTGGTAGTGGTTATGCAACATCGCCTGCAATAATTATTAATGGTGTTGGTAGCGGAGCTAGTGCTCAAACAATTATTACTGGTGAAATTGATAGAATTGAAGTGATCAACAGAGGTAGAGGATACGAATCTACTCCAGCAGTTAGTATTACTGGTGGCGGCGGATTTGGTGCAACAGCTACAGCTAGCAGAACAGGCTCAGTAAACACTATTACAATTATTGATGGTGGAGCTGGATTTACTGGCAATCCTACATTAGAATTTATTGGCGGTGGTCTACCCAACGGAAGTCCAAGTCATGCAACAGCCGTAGTTTCAGCAATTGACTCTGTAGTCTCAACTGTCACTCTTGTAGACGCTGGTGATAATTATACTTCAAACCCTGCAATTTCTGTAACAGGTGGTGGCGGAACAGGACCAACACTAAGAGCTAGAATTAATGGTCAGATTAGAACTATCACAGTAACTGATCCAGGTAGTGATTATAGTGCTGTAGTAGCACCAGTCATTGCGTTTAGTGGTGGTCGAGTGTACAAATCACCAGTTGCTGGTCTAAGATATTATACAAATGCCAGTGCATTAACCGCAATTGGTATTAGTCAGTTGACTCAAACACTTGCTGGTATTGCAAGAGCAACTGTTCTAGCTAAAAACGTTGTTGCTAACACAAACCCTGTGACCTCATATCAACAAGCAGTGACTCGTACTGCTGGCGGTGTAGGTTATACTCAGCCAACAAACATTGGTTTTGCAATTGACAGTTGGATGAACGGTGTATATTACACAATTGAAAACGGTCAAAATCATGTCAATGCCGCACAAGTGCTAAGACTAAACAGACGTTTTTTAAGAACAGACGCAATGCAGTTCTTGGCAAACAACTATCCAGCTGTTTCAGATAGTACTTGGAGCAGAGATATTGGATTGATAATTGATGCAATTGCAAAAGATATTGAAACACGCGGAGTAGTTAACTCTTCAACAGTTGCAATTAAACAGGCTTTCATAGATGCTAGAACTGCTGAACCTTTGGCAGTATTAGGCGTAATGGATTTCTTAAGAGATAGTATTGTTAGCATTGTTCAAAACATAGTATTAACTCCACAAGTTGATGGAACTACTACTTGGGAAGGACTATGGGTAGATGCTAAGAGCTATCAAACTAATGATGTGGTGTTCTTTGCAGGCAAGACTTATACTGCACAAAGCAATCATTTCTCTAACACATTGTTCAGTGTTGATTTGGCAGCTGGTCGCTGGGTTGAAAATATCAATGGTCAACAGACTTTAGATCTTCCATTAGAACCAGGCGCTATTACCGCTACTGAAAATTTAGGAAATTACATTAAAGGGATATTACAATATCCACCAGCTAATGCATCTTGGACAGCGGCTGCAACATTGTTGTCAAGTAACCAATCTTATATCAAAGCAGAAGTAATTGCTTATATAAACAACACATATGAAGATTTTGTATACAATCAATCACTATGTGCTCGTGATATTGGATTTATTTTAGATGCTGTAGCATACGACTTATTAAATGCTCTAATTGCAGAAGCTACTGCTACTGCTAGCACAACTGGTGTTATATCAAAACTTACAGTTGATACTGGCGGTGAAGGATATAGTGGAGGGGTTGTAATTGCACTTGCAGGTGGTGGCGCTAGCGGAGCACCAACAGTTAATGCAACTGCAACTGCCATTAGAAATCAACTAACTGGTGCAATCACTGGCTTTACAATGACTAATAAGGGTAAAGGATACGCTTCTTTACCAACTGTTACAATTACTCCTGATACAGGTAGTGGCGTAGTTGCTAGATGCCGAGTTGTTGGTGGTAACGTAAGTAAAGTGAATATTATTCATCCAGGTAGTGGCTATACTTCTGGACCGTTCCTAAGACTAGTTGATCCAAATAACAGTGGAGATGCGGCATTCCAAGTGCGTGTTGCAAACGGCGTTCTAAAACAGCCTAAATTTACTGGTAGAGGAACAGGATTCTTAACTGCTGCCGTTGACATTAGTGGTGACGGATTTGCTGAAATTGCACAAACAGGTAGCTTTATATATGTTAAGAACTTAACAAATATTCCTACTCCAGGTGCAAACATACAGTTTGAAGATAATGACACATTCTATAAACTAGTTACAGTTCGTGAAGTTATTGGACCACAAGGAACAATTAATGCTAGAGCAATTTTACTAGCTAACAAAGCGTTCGTACAGGCAGAAGTTATTAGCTATTTGAATAACTTCACATTTGACAGTGTAAAATGCTCACGAGATATTGGTTATATTATTGATGCTTTAGCTGATGATTCATTAACTGGATCTAATCAAAGACTATTAGCAGTAAGATGGCAGTATGCTAGAGGATTATATACTACATTTGACCGTCAAAGAATGCAAACTGCGTATGTATTAGAATACTTGCAGACAGAAATTAATCAATTATTCAACTATGCTGATAATGAAATATCTCAAACATTGAATGATTTGATTGAGTGGATTAAGAACGAAGAATATTATAAAGATATTAAAGTTCCTTTAAATCCTCCTGCTGGATATGATGCAGAAAACGATGCTGGTTCTGCTGTACTAACTGCTAACCGAGAGTTTATTGCAGGAAATGCGCTAAGAAGATTTATCAACAATGCCCCTGCTGGCACATATACTTACAACTTAGAAATATGGTTGCAAGAATTTAGACAAGTAGTCGACAGTGTTGCATATGACTTAATGTACGCTGGAAATCAACAAGTGATCGAACACAGCTCAACTTTCTATAGTGGAGCAAACTTCATACTTGCTGGTTATACTGGTGACACAAGTTTAGTAAAAGCAGAATTTGTAAACACGTTAACTTACATTAAGACATTGGCACAAGACATTGTACAGAATAATGTAATAGCTTCATTACAATCTGGATATACAGTTAGCGGAACTGTTGCGGTGGTCAACGCATCAACAGGCGCTGTTACTGGTCCTGCACAAGACAGAACTCTAAGTGCTGGTGATACTGGTACCGCATTCCGTTCAGGCGGATTGTGTGATGACTTTATTTCAATTGTTAACAATAGTCCAACAACTATTGGCACAACTGTTACAGCTACCGGTACTTCCTTTGCAGGATTTGCTAGTGGCGATGTTGCTAAGAGAACAACGCTTCTAAATGCTAAACCAACATTGCGTACACAAGCAACAACTTGGATGACTGACAACTTTGTTGATTTTACGTATGATCAAGAAAAATGTTCTAGAGACGTTGGAATTATCGTTCAAGCAATTGCTGATGATATATATGGTGACGTAGCTAAATCTGTTGAAGCAGGTCAACGATATTATGCAGCCACTGCGGCTTTAGTGATTAGTGCGCAGAAGCCACAAACTATCGCAGCCATTAATTGGATTGGTGAAGTAGTACGCCGTGTTACAAATAACGTTACATGGGTAAGAACACAGAATCGTGTTTTCCAAGAACGATTCCCAAGTTTAACTGGCATGAGCGAAGCATTACCAGTACTACAAGAACGTGTAAACATTATTAAACGAATTGTTGAATATGGTGCATTCTTTGATCAAGTTAAACAAATTCTTTTAGATAACAAGTCTTATATTCAAGCTGAAGTAGTAAGTTTTGTTGACGCAACTTATGAAAACTTAAACTACAGTAGATCACTATGTTCTAGAGATGCAGGTTTAATTGTAGACGCATTGATATATGACGTATATGGCGGATTGAGTAGAAGTCGTGAAGCTGGTCTACGTTATTATCAAAGCGCCAGTGCGTTGCTTGCCATTACTGGAGATCAATTGATTCCAACAACTACTGCTATTAACTATCTAAGACAGTTAGCACAAGCAGTAATTTTAAATCAAAATCCTTCAGTTCAGTTCCAAGAAGCTGTTCTAAGAACAAGTATCAACACAAACACTGGATCAATAGCGTTTGTAGCAGTTACTCCAGGATCTAATTATAGCCAAGGTACAAGTATCACAGTGAATACTGGTGGTAGTGGATCAATTGCTGGCGAAATTGATGCTGTGGTTGATGTTGCTACTGGTAGTATTATTGAAGCAACAGTTGTTAATGGTGGTTCAGGATTTAATAATGCACCAAGTTTAGCAATAACAAAACCTGTTGCAGTGGTAAAAACTTATGCTAATATTTCAGGAACAACGTTGACTGTAAGTGACACTGTTGGAATATTTGTTGGCATGGAAGTTACTGGTACAGGATTTACTAGCAATCAACGTGTAGTATCTATTAACAGTAATGGAATTGCAGTTGAACTTAGTGCAACGTCTGACGGTACTCCTGCAGGCAATATCACATTCACTGATATTGGTAGTGGAGCAAGCGCAACCGCTATTTTAGGAGTTGCTTATAATACTGCACATGTATCAGAACTACTAGTTGATGAGAAGATTGACGAAGCAACTGCGGCACTATTGGCAGTTATTGCTGGCGGTCCAAGTGTATTACCTGCTGGTAGATATGCGGCACGTCTACAAGTTAGTCCAGAGATTCCAATTCAAATTAGTCCTCCACATGACACAAACACTGTGGTACGTAGTAAGTACTCACAAGTTCGTTTAACTGGTCACGACTTCTTGAATATTGGTACTGGTAACAAGAACGATACCAACTACCCAGGCATTCCATTGAACGCTCCAGATCAAGCTAACGAAGTTGTTGAAGTTGGCGGTGGTCGTGTGTTCTACACCTCAACTGACCAAGACGGTAACTTTAGAGTTGGTGAACTATTCCGAGTTGAACAGTCAACTGGTATTGCTACATTGAATGCTGATGCGTTTAACTTGAGTGGTTTGAACGAACTATCACTTGGTGGTGTTACACTAGGCGGTTCAGGCGCTGTTATTCGTGAATTCTCAACAGACAGTACATTCTTTGCTAATAGTGACAATATTGTTCCAACACAGAAAGCTATTAAGACTTACATTCAAAGTGCTTTAGGTTCTGGTGGTGGTAACATTGCTGTTAACGCGGTTATTGCTGGTGAGATTTTGATTACTGGTGATGAGATCACAACAACAAGCGGTGTACCAGTTAGATTTACTAATGCCCCAGGTCTACAATTTGAAGGCGGAGCAAACAGTACAAGTACAACTACTGGTACAATTAGAGTTGGTACTGTATTAACTCCAGGTGGTATTGGTGTAACAGGTAACGTGTTTGTTGGCGGAACTGTTAACACACAAAGTTTAGTTGCTGCCGCCCTTGATAACACACCAATTGGTTCAAATACTCGTAGTACAGCATTGTTTACTACACTGGGTGCTAACGGTATTGTAACATTAACTGCTGGTTTGGCAGCGACAGGTAACACTACTGGAACATTGCGTGTTCAAGGTGGCGCTGGTATTACTGGTGATATTTTTGCAGGCGGTAATATTAGTACAACTGGTAGTTTAGAAGGCGCTAGTTTAGACAATACACCAATTGGTGCAACTGTTCGAAGCTCAGCATTGTTTACTACACTGGCTGCTAACGACAACGTACAGTTTACTAAAAATACAAACAGCACAAGTACTGGTACAGGAACACTAGTAGTAGTTGGTGGTGCAGGATTTAGTGGTAACATCACAGTTGGACAGCAACTAAGACTTTCTGGATCAACAAGCGGTGTTACTGGATTCCAAGCTCCAGCTAGTGCAGGTAGCACAATTTATGTACTACCAGGTGCAGACGGTGCCGCAGGAACTAGTTTGGTTACTAACGGTAGTGGTGTTTTAAGTTGGGGTCAAGCAGGCGCAACAATTGCTGATGATACAACTACGAACAGCACGTTCTATCCAGCACTTTCAAACGTAACTACAGGTGGCGTTACAAGTTTAAGAGTGTCAAGTACTAAGTTTACATTTAATCCAAGCAGTGGTTTGCTAACTGTTACAGCACTAACAGAAAGTTCAAGTATTGCATTGAAACAAAATGTTAACCCAATTACTGATGCATTGGATAATGTGTTAAAACTAGTTGGTGTTACATACGATCGTAAAGATGGTACACGTGACAACGAACCAGGATTGATTGCGGAAGATGTTAATAAAGTAATTCCAAACTTGGTAACTAAAGATGCACAAGGAAATCCAGATGGTATTCACTATAGTAAGTTAACTGCTTATTTGGTTGAAGCAATTAAAGCACTAAAAGCAGAAATTGACGATTTGAAAAACGGTAAGTAATAATACTATGGCGATATTAAAAAATACTTCTTTTAGAGATTCCAACAGCGTACTCACAATACCTTCTGGAACTACTGCACAACGTCCATTGCGCCCGCCTAACGGCGCAATGAGATTTAACACGTCATTTGGTGTCACAGAGATTTATATGAATAATGGTTGGCACGATGCATCTAACGGTTCTAGACTGATTGATGCTTGGCCAACCAGTATTGATAGCGGTGGCATGTTTGTTGAACTTTGGGGTGGTGGCGGTGGGGGCGGAAGACCAGGCGGCTGGAGTCAAGGATCAGAAGGAGGAGCTGGCGGATATTCTTGGGGTTGGATAAACACTGAAGTAGTTCCAACTGGATCAACGCTTATATTGCAAGTAGCTGGCGGTGGCGCAGTTGGAGGTACTTCTAGTGCTTTCCCAGGCGGCGGAACAGTTATTGGCGGCGGCGATAATAGATATGGATCGGCTGGCGGTGGATATTCTGGTTTATTTCTAACCACGGTCACACAGGCTAATGCAATTTTAATCGCAGGCGGTGGTGGTGGTGGCGGCAGTAGTCGAGCAAATACAGGTAATATTGGTGGCGCAGGCGGTGGCATTGAAGGCAGAGATGGGCACAGTCCATATGATTCAAAAGAAGAATGGCGTGGTCGTGGCGGCACACAGACATTTGCTGGTGAAGCAAGTGGTCGTGATAGATACGGTATAACTTGTAACAATTCAAGTGATCAACAAGGCGCACTGCAAGGCGGTCGATGTACAGTTGGCAGTGGCTACGGTGGTGGCGGAGGCGGCGGTTACTGGGGTGGATCAGGAGGCGGCTATTCAGAATCAAACACCATGGCAGGTGGTGGCGGCGGTAGCGGATTTGTACACCCATCAAGAATTGTAGGGGGCGGCACGCTAGCAGGCGCTTGGAGAACTCCACCAAATCCACCTAGCGGTAGTTTAGGATACGGCGGAACAAACAGTAGTGCTGGAAATAACGGATTTGCAAGGATAACTAGAAATGGCGTAGTAACCACATACAGTTTTACTGGCAGTAATGTGACGATCACCTTATAATGGAATAATAAGAATGGCAATTTTAAGAAATACAACTTTTAGTGAAACTGGTGGATTTTTATCCTTACCCGCTGGTACAACAGCCCAGCGTCCTGGACTTTATACTTCAGCTACAATTGTACAGTTAACTACAGTGGGCACTAGTACATGGACGGTTCCAGCAGGGGTTACTACTATTGAAGTATTATTAGTTGCTGGAGGTGGTGGTGGCGGTTTCCAAGTTGGCGGTGGTGGTGGTGGTGGCGGAGTAGTATACCGTCCATTTTATCCAGTAACTCCTGGCGCAAATATCACGTATACTATTGGTGGTGGCGGAACTGGCGCAGCCAATAGTGGTGTCGCTGGCACAAACGGACAAGATACTACGTTTGGTTCTGGCGGCGATCAAGTGGTAGCTAAAGGCGGTGGCGCCGGAGCAAATCATAGTACTAGCGTTGGAGGTTATGACGGGATTGGTCAATCAGGCGGGTCAGGTGGTGGCGGCGCTGGAGATAGTTCTAGTAGAAGTCAACGTGGCGGATATCCAGTAGACGGTCAAGGTTACCCAGGCGGAAGAGGTCGAGGTGGTAATCATCCAGGATTTAGTGGGAATGCTTGGGCAGGCGGTGGTGGTGGTGGCGCTGGTGGCCCAGGCCAAGATTCAAACGTAAATGGTCAAGGTGGTAATGGTGGTCCAGGCATTACAACAAACATAACATGGAACGGCACTGGCGCACAAACACTAACAAATTACGGCGGTGGCGGTGGTGGATGTAGCGGCCCAGGTTCATCTGGCCACCGTGCTGGTGGTGGTATTGGTGGTGGCGGTTCTGGTGCTGGAGATGGCGACAGTGGAGCTCCTAAAAACGGTGTTGCTAACACAGGTGGCGGTGGTGGTGGCGTTCGCGACACTTCAGGTGCTGCCGGAAATGGCGGAAGTGGTATTATCATAATTCGTTATTTTGCTGATAGACAGCCCTTAATGTCTGGATCTATTAGATTAAACACTGACACTGGTAGAGTTGAACAGTTTCAAAGCAATGGTGTTTGGGGTGAAGTTGCTATTCCATTTTTAACAAGACAAATTATTACCACTGCATACATGTTAGGTGGTTACAAAGATGCGGCAGCTTGGAATAACGTTAATAGAACTAGTGTGGCTACTGATGTAACTATTAACATTGGTGATAACTCTATTGAAAGAAGTTTTAATTACCAAGGTGGTGCGTGTAGCACTAACCTAGCCTACGTTTTTGGTGCAGGTAACGGCCATGCTATTAACAGTAACTATGTTATAGCGTTCAACATGCGAACAGAACAAGCGTATAACCCAGGCAGCGGCATGAGCAGAACTATGGCAGGTAGTAGATGGACGTTTGGTACAATGTTCAAAGAAACTTATTTGGCATGGAGTGCTGGCGGTGGCGATGCAAGATTAGAAGAATATAACATGACCACTCAAACTCTAGTGGGAACAATTACAAGTGTTAGACAAGGTGGAAATACATGGGCCATGAGCCATGAAAATTTTGGATACATTTATTGGGCAAATGATCAAGATAGATTTGATTTTGCCACCCGAACATTGCAGTCTGCGGGTATTCGAAATGGCATATCCAACCACGATCAACAAAAATCTATACAAAGTAAATACATGTGGGCATGGGCAGGAAATGAAGGAAGTTATAACGGCGGAAATAGTCTAAGAAGAACTAACATGCAAACAGACACTACTATGGGAACATATGGTAAACCAGTTGGTAATAGTGGTGAAGAAAATCTTACTATGGGACAAGACTGGCAATACATGATAGGCATGTATAACGGCGCACAAAATAATATTAGTTGGAAATGGTATTACTACACTGAAACTGGTGCACAAAACTCAAGCACACTTGAACCAAAAGGTAAGGGCGGAGCGAGTTCTGGTACATGTAGCTGGAGAGATTAATGGCAAATTTAAGAAATACACGAATTAACGACACTGGTTTTTTAACTTTACCAGGCCCAGTTTTTAATACTAGCGGGCAAGCACAAATACGATATAATCCAGGAAGAAATGCAATTGAAACCTTTAGTCCAACGGAAGCAGGACAATATGGACAAGGCACTTGGCGCATTGCATCAATTCCATTCTTTACCAGACAAATTATAACCACTGGATACTTGCACGGCGGGTATCAGTCAAGCGTGGTTTTTAACACAACCAACAGGACTGTATTTGCAACAGATACAACTATTGATTTAACTGGCGCAACACAAAAGCAAGAAGCGGCGCACAATTATCAAAGTGAAGCTCATAGCGGCACATTTAGTTTTACATGGGGAGCTTCAGGAAGCCACTGCGTGGCTGCTGCCAACGTTATTTGTTTTAACATGAGAACAGAAGTTAGAAAAACTTCTGGATACACAAGAAGTTGGCCATTTGCGCACATTAATAACGGCACTGTACAACAAGATTTGGTAAAAGCATGGGTCACTAGTACATATGGTTCTAGTGCAACGTACGAGTTCGACCTTGTTACTGAAACGCTGGGTGCTAATTTAGGTAATAGTACTGGCGGACAAAACTGGGGGACTAGTCATGACAATTTGGGAATTTTTTATGGCAACGGAGAACGTAATTTTTACTTTGCCACTAGAACAATGACTACTCGATCAGGAACTGCGGTAGCAGGAGACGGTCTACAACATACAATTCAATTCAAACAAGGCATGCACATGTCTGGTAGAGAAGGAAACCCAAGTACAAACTGGCGAGAAACTGACATGATTACTAATGCTTCAAGAGATGTTGTTGGAGCAAAACCAAACGTAAGTGGCGAAGAAAACATGACCGTAGGTCAAGATTGGGGCTACTGCTTAGGGTTTTACAACGGAGCACACGTCAATACCACATATAAATTTATCTATCAAACAAGAACTGGACAAACCATGGGCAGTACAACTGAGCCTAAAGGTAATGGTGGAAACAGTTCCGCAACTATGTCCTGGCGAGATTAATAAGGTTAAATATAAGACTTAATATATTTAGAGGGACTTATGACAGATAGAATTAAACAATACAACTCTCAGAGATTTCAAAGCACAATCAATACAGATGTAAGCATGATTGATGATGCTGGTAAAAAGTTGATTGAAAGAGCAATGAACAAAGAATGGACTAATCCAAAGTACAAATTGCGTTGGTTTGTGGGACAGCAACAAATTACTCCATTTTCTAAATATCGTCAATGGCTCTTAGAATTAAAAAGCAAAGAAGAGTCTTTAGAAAATATGGAATATGAAATTGCAAAATTGCAAGTTGAATATGACAGATATAAAAGAATCAAAGACAACTCTACTGACGATTTAGATAAACGCCTTGCAGACATTGAAATGTGGAAAACTGATAGAAGCATTTATATGAGCAAGCGACGAATCCAAGATTGGTATTTGGAAAGACAGCACCTAATTGATCTAATTGAAGAATTTATGGCTTCAGATGAAGCTAAGTTGCCAGATGGATCTGGAAGAACTTATGCTGATGTTTTGGACACTGAAGAAGAAGATGTATATGAAGCGCAGTATTGGACAAACAGACTAGCAAAACAGGCAGCTTGTGACATGTTGTTTTATGGTCGTATTGGCACTGGTAATATGGACGCCATACTAAGTATGAGTCCAGAACAGCAAGCAGAAACACTTGCATTAACTGTGAACTTCAGTACTCAATTACAATCTTATCAAACAAGATTACAAAATGAAGCTACACAAATGTTACAGATGCAACAAGCAAGTGATAATAAAGATTTGACATTTCCAACGTCATCACACTTGATTAATGATAGCAGTGCGCAAAATATTCAAAAAGCAGATGTATCAAACGATGCCGAGGACTTATTAAATGTATATAGTATTCGAAACACTGGCGAGTAATGATCCAAGATTAGATCCAAAGATGAATATCTTTGGCAAATACTGGCATTATAGTATTGCTTTTATTGCTCCTGAGCATGAGGAAAGCGTCTATTTAAAATGGATGCCTCATGAAGTAATTTCAGAAAAGGTAGCTAAGTCTGACAAGTTAGCATCATCAATAGATGGAGAAATTGCCTTATTGGTTAAAAACTTTGGTACGTATGAAGAGATTATCTCTCCTACTAGCAAAGGGGATAATAACTATAGAAAACAACTATACTACTTGACTCCAGAAGACGATAAAAATTGCACAGATTTGTTAAAAGCTATTGCAAAAATACATATTTTAACCAAGTTATCAGAAGATAATGAGCCAAATGTTAAAGAAAGATTGCTGACAATTGTAAACCAGCTAACTAACTTAAATGATGCGCAAGTGTTCTTCCATAATTATTTTAATGTACAATTAACAGCGTATACACACAAGTTAGAAAAAACTGCTGAATTTGTTGCAAATTTTAATCCTTGAGTTCAATTTTACATTTTACTAGAAAGGTGCTATAATAAGTATATAGTACCTTTTTTTATGGCTCTTATGAAGAAAAAAATTTTTAGCGTTCCACTTAATCCAAAACTTTCTCCAGATCAATATCTAGAATTTTATAACTTTCTAGCGGAGTATAAAGATTATATTCGAGATGTTTATTTCACTTCTCGAATTAAACCATTTATGCAAGATGCAATGGGAGACGTGTTTGTCATACAAGAAGATTATCAATATGCTATTGATGCGGCTTTGTATATTCAAAACACTTTGGGTATTCCTGTTAGTGCAACATTTAACAATATTAGTGTCCCACCAACACAGATTAACCTAGATACCTTTATATCTAATTTCAAACCATTGTATGATAAGGGCATAAGAAATGCCACTATCCCACATACGCACTGGATGGCTACTGGTCAGATCAAGGCAGCATTTCCTGAACTGTATGTAAAAAATACAATTTTAAGAGAAGTGCATACCGCACAAGAAGTTGTTAATCTAGCCAAAGCAGGATTTGATTATGTTAATTTAGATAGAGATCTGATGAGAGATCGTGATGCTTTATTAAAGATTAAAAAGGCTAAAGAATATATTAAAGAAACAATGGGGAAAGATATTGCGATCAGTCTGCTATCTAATGAAGGTTGCTTAGGTGGCTGTTCCATGATGGTGGAACATTTTGAGTTCAATAACAATAGAATAGGCGCAAGCCCGCAATACTTTAATGATCCAATCAGTAGAGTTAGTTGTCCTAAATGGGACGTATTGGATCCAGCAGTGCATCTTAAAACAGCCAACTTTCCTCCTTGGAGAGCTGACTGGGTAGAATTTGTAGAGGAGTTAGGCATTGACAGTTTTAAAATGCACGGCAGAGAAGCAGTGTCAAGACTCTACGAGACAATGGAAATTATTAGAAGATTTGCTCGAGAAGAAGAAATTTTAATTGACGGGTTTGAAAAGTATTTAGAAGAAACAAATTTAGTAGATAAGCCAATTAACATATGGCGACAAAAAATTAAGAATTGCAAATTTGAATGTTGGGAATGCCAATATTGTGATAAAATTTACGATAAAAAGGCAGCTGACATTAAGTATTCAGAACTTGTACAACACGTAGTTGAGTGTATAGCGGATAGTGGAATTCCAACAGTTAGTACAAATGTTCCAGGACTTACAAGTATTCGAGTTCAATCATTGTTAAATGCAATTGCATCAGGCGTTGATACGTATTTAGAAGTTGGATCAGGTGTTGGTGCAACAATGTCTGCGGTGTTAAAAAATAATCCTATACATGCTATTGCAGTTGATAACTGGCAGCAGAATATACAACCATTAACTGATAACATAGCACAGCTACCTGAAAATACTGTAGAAAACTTTACTGAAAATATTAAAAAATATAGTGGCGCATCAAGAATTGATGTATATAACGGGGATCTTTTTAGTATAGATACTAGTACATTTGAAAAACCAATCAAAATGTTTTTCTATGATGGCCCGCATGATTTAGCCAGCACTAAACGTGCAGTTCAACATTATGCCAGTTGTTTAGATAACGAGGCAATTTTAATTTTTGATGATGCAAATTGGGAAGGCGTTGTTGAAGGCGCTAGACAAGGGATCAACGCTGTTGGAGGTCACGTGACTTATGAAAAATTAATTTTAAATAGTGTTGAAAATCCAAGAGAGTGGTGGAACGGCTTGTATATATTAGTAATGAGGAAAAGATGATTAGTAAGGTAAAAAATATAGTAATTTTTGGCGGAGGTACAAGCGGTTGGCTTACTGCGGCCTACATGGTAAACAATTTAAAAATACCAACTAAGATTACATTAATAGAAGATACTTCTCTTGGACCAATTGGTGTTGGAGAAGGTACTCAACCATTGACTGCACAATTTTTACATCAGTGCGGTATTCCACCAAAAATGTGGATGAAACCAAGCCAAGCAAGTTTTAAATTTGGTGTTGAATTGGTTGGTTGGAATGACGAGCCATATTTTGTAGATAACGACACTATCAATAATGCAGTTATATCAGAAGACTTTTTTACTAGTGATTACTTTTTAAATAAGGACCCTAAAGAATTTAGAGATTGGCATCCTGCTTATCAATTGGCAAAAGAAAACATTTGTCCTAAAATTGAAGGAAGTATGGATGTAAATTTTGGTTCAGGAGAGGCTGGATATGGCGCAGTACATTTTAATGCTTACGAAATTATAAAAACAATAAAAGATATCATACTTGATAAAATTACATATATTGATACTAAAATTGAAAATATTGAAAAAGACATATATGGAATTACTAAGCTAGTTGATGACAAGAATAACTCTTACACTGCTGATTTGTTTATAGATTGCAGTGGGTTTAAATCACTGTTACTTGAAAAAACATTAGGATCTCCATTCACTTCATACACAGATTATTTGCCGTGTGACAAGGCAGTAGTACTTCCAACACAATATACTGATCCTGAAAAAGAATGTTTTCCTTACACTCGTGCAACAACCATGACGTCAGGTTGGAGATTTACGATTCCAATTTTTACAAGGGTTGGTAATGGTTACATTTATAGCAGTAAATTTATCAGTAAAGAAGATGCAGAAAAAGAGTTAAGAGAAAGCGTTGGCGAATTTGATGCAACTGCAAGACACTTAGATATGAAATGTGGAACACATAAAGAAATTGCTGTTAAAAATGTCTGTGCAGTGGGATTAAGTGCAGGGTTTGTGGAACCATTGGAAGCAACTGGCATCACTTTTACTACTGCTGTGGTAAGATCAATTACTGACTTATTAAACATGAGTGGAAATGTTTGGAATCAACAAGTAAAAGACTACATTAACAGAGGATTTCATGAAATGACTACTGAAATTGTAGCATTTGTTTGGGCCCACTACCACTTTGCTACAAGACGAGACACAGATTTTTGGAAAAATATTGGTGAACAACGCTTAGAAAATTTGCCAGAAGATGTACAGTATGTATTAAGCAATTTTTACCCAATGCCAAGTAAGTATCTTTATTTTAGTCCTGGCTCAATGTTTAACGCTGTGCAATGGTTTAGTGTTATTCATGCTGGTAAGGGATATGCTAACGTAAAAAATACACTGTCAGAAAAACAAGAACTTTACGGAAAATATTTTAAAGAAGTACATGAATCAAGAGTTGGCATGGCAAAGAATACTTTTCCAAATCAATATCAGTATCTAAAGGATTGGTATGCAAAAGTGTAAACTTTTTAGAGCTGATCTGTTTTTAGAATCAAATGTTGGTACAGATGAGCAATACAATGATTTACTAAAACAAATTAGATTCGCTCAGAGTATGAATAGTAATCCTGCTCCTCACAGTAATGAGAACTGTTGGAGAACTGAAACACAGTATCAAAATATTGGATGGTTACTGCAAGGTTTAAGAAAGTTGTTAGATGAATTTATTCTTGAATATAAACATGAATTAGACTATAAGAATTTAGATTACAATAAAATTTCATATTTTTATTGGACAAACATCAATGCACCACATAGTAAAAATGCTAGACACGCACATGTCAAAAGTCATTTTTCAGCGGTGTACTACTTGCAATCAGAAAATACTGGAGCCCTTAGACTAATTAATCCAGCAAACGGACTGTCTGAATGTAACCCAGGCGCTCCGTATATTTCAGACGTTGTTTATCCACCAAAGGATCGAGATTTAGTAATGTGGCCTGCCTGGGTTCCACATGAAGTTGATCCAAATTATTCAAATAAAGAAAGAATAAACTTAACATTTGATATTACAATAGGTCCAAAATGAAAGATATAATTTTCTTCTCAACGGTTGAGGGAGTTTCAGAAGTTTGTCCAATTGTTCCCGCATTAAAATCATTACCAGCCTGGACGAATGTTGCTAGAGAAAAATACATTAAGGAAAAAAATGACAGTAACGAAAGAGTTAGTCATCTTTATCAATGCCCAGGAATTTTTGATTTGTATAACTATGGATATATAGTTACAGCTTGGCACGATTTTGTAATTAAAACTGATCAAAATAAACAAGGGTTTGCTTGGACTATTCCACATTCAGAATTGGCAGATTTGATGAACGGTATAGATATTATTGGTACACATCAACAAAGAATAAGTGAACTTATTCCATCTCGACCAACTTCGATCAAACAGATTATTAAACTTAATACACCTTGGCATGTGATTGCACCAAAAGGAATCAAATTTATTGTACTACCTATCGCATATCCTGATTCATTTGAATTTGATAGTCATATTGGTATTTTGGATCCTTCTGTCAGTTCTGAAATTAATGTCCAATTAAACTGGAATGTTAAAGATGGCGAAACATTAATCAAAGCAGGAACGCCTTTAGCACACCTAATACCAATTAGCGAAGATAAATTTAATCTAATTTGTAGAGATGCAACTGACAATGACAAGCGTTGGTTGCGAAAAAGAAATTTCTTTAACAATTTCACTTTTAAACTCAAAAGAAATGTGATTAAAGAATTTTATTATAAACATTTTTATGGAAAATAATTATGCTACACGAAATCAATGACGGAGAATTCGCAACATATATTGTTGTTGAGAGGAAAGTTAAAGACGAATATACTGCAAGAAAAGTACAAAAAGATAGACGTAAATTGCAAATATGGTTAGATGCATTATTAAGTGATCGCCATGTTATTATCTTCTATAAAGACGGTATTGAAGAAAAAATGTTTGTGGGTAGTAAAAAAGAAATGTTTGGTGAACTACCAACAACTCCTATGAATATTGACATTGTTAATAACAAAGTAAAATTACAAAGCTATTACTGCACTTGTTTTGAAGTTCCCAATAGAACTCCTGTTGCTGTACATGTTGATTCTGTGACTAAATTTATTGTTAAGCAAGAAGGATTATCAGAACTCAGTTCAAGGATTAGATTTATATGATTGAAAACGATTTTATTGGGGTATACGACCAAGCGTTGACCAAGGAAGAGTGTGATGAAATCATACGCTACTTTGAAGAGATGAAAAAATTAAACTTAGTATTTGACCGCCAAAGTTTAAAAGACGGACATGCCCACGAAAAACAAGATGAAACTTGTTTTCCTATGGAACTAGATGAGTTCTATGTTGACAAAACTCATCCAACTCTTAAATTATTTTTTGATAAATTTTGGCCATGCTACGAAGAATATGTAAAAAAATACAGTGTGTTAGCAACATCGGTCAAACACGGATCACTTGGTATTAGAGTTCAAAAAACCCCAATTGGTGGCGGGTACCATCCTTGGCATTACGAAAATGATGGAAGATTGTCATCATCACGTGTCATAGCATTTATGCTATACCTTAACACTGTTACTATTGGTGGTGAGACAGAATTTTTATATCAGCACAAACGAGTCAGTCCAACGCAAGGTAGAGTAGTAATTTGGCCCGCAGGATTTACGCATACTCATAGAGGAAACCCTCCATTAAGCGGTGAAAAATATATTGTCACTGGTTGGTTAGAGTGGATGGCTTAATTGACAATCATTATCATGCCACGCATTGTAGTATGGTATTGACAATTATAGTATAATTCATCAGGAGCATCCATAGGCACAACAAATGTGATAGTGCCGTTATCTGTTCCGTTATTACCTACACCATAATATGCATCAACAGATCCTAATGTTAGCGTAGTTTTGATCCAAAATGGATGTCCCACAGCATTAATGTTGAACACATATCGCTGACCTCTAGTTAAGGTAAACATTGGATTAATACCTGATACACCTCCACTAAAGACATAATTTCCTGATCCGTTGTTTGTAACATTAAATGCAACTGGCGCAGGATTTGTGTAGCCCACTTCTGTGGTTACTTCATACACAACGCTTCTATTAAATGGCTGACGTAAAAATCTATTAGGAGCAGATTGCAAACTTTGTACGTCTGTGTATCCTCCGCCAGTATCACTTAATCTACCAGTTCTGGCAATGGTCTGTACCCAAGTTCTAACTTTTGCAGGAGTCCAATTTTTTCTACTTTGTAACATACATGCAACAACGCCTGCAACTTGTGGACCTGCCATACTAGTGCCGCTAGATTTGACAGATTTAAAGTTACTATCTGTTGGGTAATCAACTGACCCTGAATCAAATAAGGAACCAACAGCTGCCGCACTGATAATATTTTCTCCAGGAGCAAATACGTCTACTCTTGGGCCACAGCAACTGAAAAAACTTTTACCTTCTGGATTAGCTGATTTTACAGAACCAACACTTATTACGCCTGAAGTTGAACTAGGAGTGGAACCTCTATGATAATATATTGTTCCGTTAACTGTACTGGTATAGCTGTTATTATAATCAGTTCCTGTAGGTATATCTATTTTGTGAGCATCGTTTCCAGCAGAGCCTACTAGTATGACCCCTGCATCTATACAATCTGCAATATCAGCGTCTACAGAAGCAACTCTAACAGGGTGAATATAAACAAAGTTTGGGCTTACTCCAGTTCTATTGTATAATGTTTGAATCATACCATAAGCACTGACCATACTGGATCCAGTCCATGGAGTACCACGATATGATCCGCCATTTATATTAGTATACGAATTAAAATAACCCCAACTCATATTGACCACTGTAGGTCTTCTTGCACCATCAAGAGCATTTACTGGCTTACTTAGATGCCAAGCTCGTATCATGTTGAAGCTAGCACTAACACCAAATGCATCAGTATCAAATATTTTGATAGCATATATATTGGCTTCTTTAGCCCAACCATATAATCTTCCTGCAACAGTTCCAGCACAATGTGTTCCATGACCTTCTTGGTCAGTATAATGACTTGAACCTTGTGTATAAGTTCCAGTTAATCCGCTAATTCCAGGCCAATTTACCTGTTGAAATCTAGAGGCTGTGCCTTCTAAATTAAGCCATTCTGGATGAGTAGGATCAATACCACTGTCTTGGATTACTACATCAACACCATTTCCACTTAAAGAATATGCATGTTGAAAATTCAATGTTGTTGTAGTGTAAGGATTTGTTGCGGCGACACAAGCAGGAAACGCCCAATTATAATGTGAGGAGTCCACAGTTATTGATTTGTCGTAAACCCTAGAGTCTTCTAATATATGAGGTTTTAAAAAGATATTATTTTCTTGCTTTGTTCCATATCTAACATCAATAATTCTTGGATCGCCTTTTAATGTTTCTGCTTCTAACCTAGTTAATACAAAATCAACATTACGCAAGCTGTCTATTTTTTCATTATATAATTCTACAGGTCTATTGGGCATGAATTCGTTATGATTTTTGCCACTGACCATGTCCTCAATAAATGCGTCAACGTCTACACCTTTATGTAGAGTGACAACTGCTTTGTTTGTATCTTCTGTACTCATTTTTAAATTCCTGTTGTATCCGCGTTGTAGAAAAAGTATCCAGTACCATCACTTGTTGTGGCAATTCCTGGACCACTAAATGAAAATGTTATGAAGGCAGCTCCTACACCATTTCCGTATAATACTCTAACTGGATAGTATGTACCAGCTGTCAATTGTATATTCCCACTTGTGACTGTACCAGTATTAAATGTGGCAAACACATTGGCATTGCCAGTAGTATAACCACTAACGGCATTGTTACCAATCCAAAAATAACTGCCATCATCAGATGCTAGTCTAAAATTATAAATTCCAGTTGTTGGTGCTAGGAAGTAACCTACCCATTGGTAGCTGATGTTATCACCAATTGACGGATAATTAACTGCGTTAGTTGCACCTTCTGCCGTAGGGGCGGTCATGTAATTCACGTTTTCGTTATGATAACCCAGTTGATATGATTGATATAATCCTGCAATTGGATATATGGTTCCTCGTATTTGCATCCAATCAATTCTAAAATCGTCAACGGCTGTGGCTCCAAAATCAAATCTAATACCAGTAATGGTATTATTGGTCCAGTCAGTGCCTCCAGCTGTTAAATTTCTATTATCAATGATCATGTATTGATAGTCAACCCCGTTCCATGTTGGTTGAGTGTAAACGTTTCTAAATGAATTTGACTCACCATGACCACCAGTTGTGTAGTAGAATGTACCGTCCCATCCAGTGCCTCCAGTTCTAAGTAATGAAACTTCAACATATGGATATCTACTGCCATCAAAACTCAAACCTGTTCTTCTAAGCTGGGGATCAACTGTTGTGGCATCTAAAGTTGAATATGTTGAACCAGATGCAGTCAAAGTAGCATTAGTGGTAGTAAAGGATTGATTAGTTGCGCCAAAATCAAAAACAATACCAGGACCAGCAGTTGTAACTCCTACTGGCACAATTGCATTGCTTTTTCCATAGCCATCAGCAGCCAATCGTATGGCTCCTGCACCAACTCCATATAGAGTTCTAACAGATGCTTGTCCTAAAGATATTTGTGTAGTGCCAGTAAGTCCTAGCTCTACGTTAATATCACTAAAGTCTATTTGTCCGTTTGCTGGTAATGGCATGTTAACCTAACTTCTTTTTAATTTCGTCAACTTGATCTGCTAGCTCATTAATTGCTTGAATAATCAAACCAGCCATTTTTTCATACTTGACCGCTTTATGTCCGTCTGGACGTGTGGCAACTACCTCTGGTAGTACTACTTCAACATCTTGTGCAATCACACCAGTGTCATGTTTGCGCACAAAATAATCATCTTCGCCTCCACGACGTTCAACTTCTTCGTCAGTCCAATCAAACATAACACCAGTAATTTGTCTTAGTTTTCCCAATGCATTTTCAATTGGTTGAATATTTTCTTTTAGATTTCTGTCTGAAGAAAAGTATGCAGTGATTTCGTTTGTAGCACGGATTTCACCAGTAGTAGAACTAGCCGCTGTGCCTACTCCAAGTGAACTATATTGTGGATAGGCAGAACCACTTAACGATGCAGTTGCACTTTCTGATAAACGCAATCTTACTCCATTGCAGAAATTAAATGTACCATCGTCGCCATTACGTACACACAACAATATCCATGTATGAGGTACTTCTAATGCCGATGTATAACTAGCAACTCTAAAGTTTGCTGCCGTACTAGTAAAAGTACTTCCTGTTGGAAGAATATAATACAATGCTTCCCATGCGGCTAGTGGAACTCCTGCCGCAGTGGCTGTTTTATTTGCCGCTCCACCAACACCAGTTACAGTGCCACTGGTAGGACAGGTAATATCAAAATAACCAGCAGTGCTGAATGTTGCGCCAAAACCGTTGGAAATAACAATAAATCTAGTAGCCCATAATACGCTTCCAGTAGAATTGACAGTGATTGCTCCTCCACCACTAACATTAAAGCCTGCTTTGATGCTTGCTGAATATGTGGCTTGCACAATGCCATTGTATTGAGTTGCAGTTGTAGCAGTTCCCGATAACGTTCCAACAGTCAGCGTGTTTGTATTTGGATTATATGTAAATTCTGCCGCACTGTCTTGTAATAGACCATAGTTGCCAGTAGTTGATACAGTTGTATTAGCAAATGGAACTTTGAAAGCACTGTTAGTATTTGATGCTGTTAATGCAACGTTTGTTGCGTTGGTTGCAGTTGTGGCTGTAGAAGAAGTGACTCCAGTTAAGTTAGCACCATTTCCATAAAAAGCGTTGGCATATATGTTACCAGTCACGCCCATACCACCAGTAACACGCAATGTGCCTGTGCTAGTACTTGTTGCCGCACTATTTTGCGTAAACGAAATTGTACCAGACGCAGTTAATGCGTTACCAAAATTTACTGCACCGCCTACACCTAACCCACCAGTGACTGTTAATGCACCAGTATTTGTACTAGAACTTGCAGTATTATTTGTAAAATTAGTAATTCCTGAAACGTTACCACCAGCAAAAGTTTGCGCAATTACACCAGTTAAGTTTGCACCACTACCGTAAAACCCAGTAGCGTACACATCACCAGCAACTCCTAAGCCGCCGTCTACAATTAATGCTCCAGTACTTGTTGAACTGCTTGCATCAGTGTTTGTTATTTCAATAGCGCCAGCATGTGTTAGTTTACCAGTACTTGCCCATTGTGCTCTTATGTTTCCTTGTCCATCAGCAATAATAATATTATTGTCGGATGTGGCAATACTTGTGCCGTCATACATACCTAGAATCAAGTTGTTACTACCAGTAGTAATTGCACTACCTGAGCCACTTCCAACTGTGGTATTCTGAATACCAGTCACATTTAATAAACTATTGTAACCTATACTTGTGTTGTGATCACCAGTCGCACCAACTGATTGTGAAAATGTACCAACCGCAACGTTAGTTGACCCTTCATTAGCTTTAAGAACATCAGTACCAATAGCAACGTTTGAACCACCACCTGTTTTAGCACCCATGGCATTATAGCCAATAGACACGTTATTGTTAGTAGTAGTAAGCTGACCTTGGTTACTATAACCAATTGCAATATTATTTTGTCCACCAATGTTTGAACCTAATGGAGCATTTACTCCTGATCCACCACCAATGGCCACGTTGGTATCATAGTTTTGACCGCCAGCACCAAAAGCAATACCGCCAGATTTAAATGTTCCGCCAACGTTCAAGTTACCTTGAACACCCATACCACCAACAACACGTATGGCACCAGTGGTTGTACTAGTACTAGGAGTCACGTTGTTAACAACCAATGTTCCAGTAATTGTACCACCATTATAACTACCGCTAGCACTGGTCAATACTGGACTGCCAGCCACATAAATTGTGCCGCCAAAATATCCATCGCCACCTACACCAATACCACCGCCAACAATTAAGGCACCAGTTGTCGTACTAGTACTGGCTGTTACCGCTTGAATTTGAATAGCGTTTGGAACTGCACCACCCGCAAATTGACTACTAGCCGCATCAACGTATGCTTTGTTAACAGCATCTGTACTTTCAGTTGGACTGGCTACGTTAACAATTTTACTGCCACTAACGTTAACCTCGCCAGGAGCATCAATAATAAAATCACTACCGCTGGTAAATTTAAGTGCGCCGGTGGTGTCATCAAATAGTGTTTTAACTTTTAACTTACCACTAACTATTAGATCATTGCCTACAGTGATGTCATTATAAACGGCTAGGTTATTACCAACTGTTGCATTAGACACTGTAGAAAACAATCCAGTAACTTGTGCATTTGTAGCAGTTAATTTGTTAGTTGCTGGGTCCCATGTTAAATCAGATGACGTGTCATCAACTACTGTTCCACTAGCAGTATAATAGGCTAATCTATTAACAACACCAGAACTTACTGTTCCACTAGCACTTAAATCTAAACTACCAATTTCTGTGTCAACATAAGTTTTAACTGCTTTTTCGGTTGGTACTGCCGCATCACTATTACCTGCTAGTGTTCCGTCAATACTAAATTCACTAACTGTCGCACCTTGTGCAAATCCTAAACTGGTAATTGTAATACTGGCATTTAAACTGCCAGTAACTGTTAGGTTTTGTGCTGTAAGTGTTCCTGTTGCATCATTCCAAGTTAATGCGGCACTAGTTCCTGATGTAATACCTTGAGCATTATAGTAAGCAACACGTCCAGGACTTCCTGTACCTAATGGCAAGTTAGTCAGTTGACTACCATCACCAACAAAACTTTGCGCGGTGATTGTTCCGCTAGCATTTACGGTTCCTGTGTTTATTCCAGGAGTAGTGACCGACCCTGCAGATAAAGGACCAGTAATAGTAGCACTGGTAGAAGTAATTGATGAAAAAGTAGGACTGTTATTTGGTCTTAAATCCCAAGTGGTGCCATTCCATTCCCAGGTTGTTGTACCAGAAGTATATGTTTGATTTAGTGTTGGACTTAGTGGAAAATTAACTGGCATCTTATTCTCCTAAATCCGCAACATTTACCACATGCACTCTATTTTCTAAACAGCAGTTATATCCGCCGTTAATTGAATGTTGTGACTCGTCCCATAACATTTGAAAGAAATCTTCTCTTTCAAATATTCTAGTCAATTGATCCATTTTAATTGCTGTATTGGTTACAGTATTAAACAAGGTTAAATCGTATAAGGAATTAATAGTGCCATCAGCAGACTGTCGTGTGCCGTTCTCAGTTATTGTATATTTCCATGTTCCTAATATTTGCATTTTAATATCCTACCACGAAAGAGTTATTACCAGCACCACCAATTCCCATTATTGAATAATGTTTTGTTGTTTGTGGTAAAATTGTAAATGTTTGGCTAGTTGTTGGAGTCATTGTTGCATTAGTTCCGCCCTGTAAAGTTAGCGTGGTATTTGAACCTGACACACTTGCTGTTACATACAGTTTGGTTTCTACACCAGGGATAACATTCGTTAATGTTATAGTTGCTGATGTACTAGATAGATTAAAATGGAACGCCCTAGCTGTTCTACAATCAATAGTAGTAGTACCACTAGTGTCAATTTCGTTAGCAGGCTCAATATAAATGTTTCCAACCATTGCTGGGTGCAACGTACAAATATACTGATAACGTCCTACAGTGTCTCTAGGAATTTGCCAATATAAAGTACCACTTATTTTTGCTTGAGCTGAAGCACCTGTTGATACAGTGCCATCTCTTGTAATATGCACTAGACCTAAATTGTAATTTGAACCTGCTTGATCAAGAATTGCAAATGGATGTGTCCCTTGCATTGTGTTCAAATTAAATGCAATAGTCTGACCAGCTTTAAAATATAAAGTTGGATTATCAGTTGTACCTGTAAAATTAGTAAATGTGTAGGATAATAAACTATTGTTTACTACATCTAATGATGTACTCGCTGACAATACAATTCTATCCATGGTGAATGTTGGATAATTTTTCCAACCAGTACCGTCATAGTATAGTACTTGACCCAAACTTAAATTATTACCTACACCGCCAATTGTTACGTCGCTTAGTTCGTCTAAAGTGGTTGCACCCGTTGTGCCAGTCAACGTTATAGTATCAGTAGTTGCATTTGTAGTAATAGTAATACCGCCTGCACCAACTAAGGTCAATGTATCAGTGGTTCCATCAGCTACTACACTAGTCTGTCCAGCAACTGCGATTGTTTCAAAACTATTACTTGCGGCACCACCTGCACCAGCATTGTCAGTTCCTGGTACCCATTGTGCTAGCGCACCGTTGTATTTTAATACTTGTCCATCAGTTGGCGTCACTGATATTTGTACATCAGACAAATCATCTAATGTTGTAGGTACTGTAGGTATTGTTGGACCAGTAAAGGTAATAGTGTCAGTGGTTGCATTTGTGGTGATAGTGATACCACCTGCACCAACAAATGTTAAATTATCTGCTGGTATGTCAGCAGTGACTGTGGGTTGTGCTTGTACAATAATGTTAGCAAACGTATTTTGTTGTGTAATAGTTTGCGTATTATTAATGGTTATAGTATCAGTGGCAGCATCTGTTATTAGAGAAATGTTGGTTCCTGCAACTAATGTCAATGTATCTGCACTAGAATCTGCAATTACGTTAGGCTGACCACTTACTGCAATAGTACTAAATGAAGTAGCAACTCCTGAGCCAGACAAACTTGCACTAATACTGATTGTATTTGCATCAACTCTAGTTAGACTAACGTTAGCACCTTCTTCAAACAAAACGTTTTGGGTTGTATTGTCACTACCAGCTAGCCTTACGTTAACACCGCCAGCGGCTGGTTGTGTATTAAAAGTATATGTTGTTTGAGCAGGCACGGTCGCCGCAATAGTGATAGTGTCAGCAGTTGAATTTGAAGTTAATGATATGTTGCTACCAGCAACTAATGTCAAAGTATCTGTTGGACTATCTGCAACAACGCTTGCTTGTCCTGCAATTGATATTGTTCTAAAACTATCGCTAGCTGAACTTCCGCTTAAATCAGGAGCATTAACCCATTGTGTCCCGTCATATTTTAAAACTTCACCATTTGTTGGTCCAGACACTGCGACATCTGACAAACTAATTAATCTTGGATTCACAAACTGTATATTAGAACCCATATTGCGATGGTTGTAGCACCAGTAGTATAATGTTGTTGGAAAATTATTTCCAACAGTTAATTCCACAGTTCTAGTAGTAGCTCCATTAAAAGCAGTGCCATTGTACACTTGACTAGTTACGACTACACCGTCTAATTTGTAGACCACATTGGTCACAAAGGCTGTACCACCATCACGTTCGCCGTTTAATTGATCTGCGCTAAAATTTAAATTGTGTGGGTTTGGAGTTGTGCCATTAGCATTGGGAAAATATACGTTTGTGTCATCGCTTTGATCAAACACATAGGTATAGCCTCGTTGTAAAATCAGTGGTGACGGCTTGTACTCGCCATTAATTCTATACTTGTTGCCAATATCAGGAGCTTGAGGAGGTACTATGGTAACAACAAAGGTTACTTTTGGTGTTAAGGTAGTATCAACGGCACTACTGCCTTGTAAATCAGCACTGTTAGTCCAAAAAGCACCATTCCACTTTAATACTTGTCCAACTGACGGACTGCCTACCACGCTAACATCAGTAAGCTGTGTTAGTGCTGTTGCTCCTCCACCGCCACCTGCGCCACCCCCTGCTTGCCCAAACTGTGGCATTGCAGGTTGTACCCATTGATTGCTGTCACCGTCATCTACATAGACATACAAAACGCCAGTATTAGTATTAAACCACAAACTGCCGCTACGACTGTTTGATGGTGGAACTTGTGCTACTGCTACCCCAAGACCGCTTTTAGCGTTAGTCAAATCTGCACGTAAAAGTGGAATTCCGCCCTTAATTAAGCCGTCATAAAGCACCAATGTTTTTTGATCTGCATCGTAGTACAGATCCCCATTGTTGAATCTACTGTCTAAAAAATCGCTGTCGTTTGGGACTAGTCTAATTGAACGTAGCGGCGTCATCTCATTTAAATCCTCTTAATAGTACTATTTACCAACTTTCAAACCAATACTTAAAAGGTCAAATGATGTTGATTAAGTCAAATACTGTTTCTAGTTTGGTTCTAATAATCTTATTAGAAAAGCTACTTTTTAGCCCTTGATGCAATGGTTTGGGCGAATGATCCATCTCTGACCAGCACCAACCTTTGTGCTCGCCGTTGAGCTTGGGGATAAATTCGTCTTCTATAATCATTAGATATGTGTGATAAAAGAACTTGTCGTCCTTACTCACAAATAGCTCTAAGGGAATTGTCTTTTTTACATCAGGCATTACCCCAATTTCTTCAACAATTTCTCTCTTCAAAGCTTCAAAATTATTGGCGTCTGTATCTTCTTGTTTCCCGCCCACAATGCCCCAAGTACCGCTAGTCCTGCCGCCATTGCGAAGCAAGAATAAAAATCTCTTGGTTGATTTGGCATAGAAAAGTGCTCCACTACAGACTATATCGTTCATAAAATAATTTGCCAACTTCCGTTATCAAAGGTTCCTTCCATACTCTTGGTCCATGTTTCTCCGTCCCATTTGTATTGAATACCTGTATAAGCATTAGTTATGAACGTTGGGCCATTTTGCGCACCACTATTGAAAATAACGTGCCAAGTTGTGCCATCCCATTGAATTACATCATTAGCATTGGCTCTTAAAAATGTAGTTCCATTTGCATTTCTAAAATATGGAACACTGTCTGCAAAATCTACAATACTTGCAGGATTAATTTCTTCTAAGATTAAAAATCTCATGTCTACTGTTTTAGATGCTGGTAGTGGACGAGTAGGATCTACGATCGCATCCACTGTGCCTCTTGCGGCTGTTACTGCTCCAGCACCTGCAATCAATGTATTAGTTGGAAGACTTTGATTATCAAAGGTTAGATGCATTATTGTTTCGTCAGCAGAATCCAAACTCAATGTAGCAGTGGCAATTTTTCCATCTGCTTTGGTCAATTGTAACTTACTGTAGCCAGCAACAAATTTTCCTGGATAGCGTTCTAAAATTTCTCTCCAATTAATATTTTGTCCTAGTTTAGAAATTTGTGTATCAAATGTGTTAGTAACACCTTCAACGTTACCAAGCAGTTTGGCAATATATTGTGGACTACCACTAGAAGAATTATTAGTAATCATTACTCCATAGCCGTACAGCGTGATCACTTGTCTACTGATCATACTACCTGCTAATAGGTCGTTGGTAATATTTCCTTCTTCATCAAATACTCTAGCAATGATGCTTGTAATAACGCCTTGACGTTTGACTTTTGCAGGCGGGCTCAACCAAATAGGAGCCATAAATTTCAAACTGGCAACTTCTAAATCTTGGTCGCCTGTTGGAATAGTTTGGTTAGTATAATTAATTTCCATCAACTCTAGTGTGGTCAAACTAGTCCAATCTAGATAGTTGCTAGTAGTTTGTAATTCAATTGCAGGATTAAACAACACTACTATCTGTTCTAAAATTTGTAATTTTTGATCAATGTTAGTTGTCCATATGTCTGCTTTTAAACTCAACTGATATGGATTAGGCATTAAACGTTCTACGGTTACGTCTGCACCACGCTTTGCCGCATAGTCTTCAATGAATTGTCCATAAGTGGGACTGTTAATATTTTCATCAGTATATCCGTACTCACGTTCAATAACGTGTACTTTGCTCACATACGTAGGGTCCTGCATTCTTGTACGACTTAATTCTAAATTTTCAATGTAAGCACTAATAAAAGGTGCCTGCATTAAAAAGTTTTCACTGTTTTGTCTAAGAATTGATGCAGTTTGTTTGTTTAAGGTACCAAAACGTACAGGAACTTGTACTAGATTACCTTCACCGTCTTGATAATGAAATCCACTCAATGCTCTTATAAATTGAGTAAGATATCTTCTTATTTGTCCATCGTAAAAGAAATCCATTATGGGTTATCCGCCTTTGGTTTTAAATTTTTGCCAATCTCTAAAGGTTTAGATATTGACTGACGCTCGTCAATCTCTTTGTTACCAATAGTTGTTTTATTTTTATTATTAATGAAACTGGTCTTCTGCGTCATGCGTGTTGAATTGTTGGTCATGGTCATACGCACATTGTTCTCAAATACTGACCATTTGCCTGTGTCGTATCTAAACAATCTACTTGGCATAAAATCTGTTCTTAAGAAGAAATTACCCTCTTCTGGATTTGAAGGAAATTGCGCACCCATGCCATTAGGGCTAGAACTGTCACCTGTTAATTTAAGTCCATTTGGTGGTATGTTATCTCCCACCATGTAGCCTAGATAATAATTTTGTCTAGGCGTTTTTAATGTAACACTGGAATCTAATCCCAATGTGCTAGCATCTACTAGCGTTTGACTTGCATCATTTAACATGACCTTGCCATTTCTGTCAACTGGTACCATCCACAATTTTTCAGTACTGTAACCACTGAATGGTGCTTCAATTTCTGCTTGTTCAACAATCTTTTGATTAATTTCTAAGTTGGTATTATAAGAGCTAATTAGGTCTCTCAATGCTAACTGATCATCTGTAGGAGCATATGGACTCATTGGGTCTTCAGCAGACTTGTCCAATATATCTTTAAATTCTTGGCTATCAACAAGTGGTTTACATTTTAATTTAATCAAGTGTGGATACCATGTTTGACTGAAACCTTCTGTTGGTCGCAGTACATCGTCAACCACATAAAATCTTCTTAAAGCTACTTGTGCATCATTTAATGCGTATGGATCTTTTAAGTGTGGAAGTTCTAAGACATCCCCAGCCATTATTTTGCGACCAATACGTTTTACACTGTCAGTTAAGTGTACGTGAATAAAAATTGTATCTTGTGCTAGAAAAAGTCCAAACTGTGTTAGACTCCAATCCAACTGTTGCATATTGTAAATGCAACGCATTACATATACGTCATCGCTGTATTTTCTATCTCTATTTTCTAGTAGTAAAAGATCTTGGATTCCTAACTCTGGGATCGCATTGCCGTTAGTGGGTTGCGCAGGGCTAGCGGTCCCTTCAATAGGATCTTTTGGTCCTAAATACTTATGAACGTAAATATCGGTGCCACCCACCATAAATTGTTCTAAGATAGTTCTATCTAGAAATTTATAGTCGTGTGCTTTTTCTGGTCTGTATAGGCTTAGTCTTGGCATAGTAGTATATTTATTGTAATAGGATAAGGTAAATATAAGCATGAGTGAACAAATTGATATTCTAAAAGACGAAAAAGAAAAGGTATTCAACTACTGCAAGGCTTTCTTAGCGGATGGCATGGTAGATGTTGAATTAGACCCAATTCATTACGAAACTGCATTAGAAAAGTCATTGGCTATATATCGCCAACGCAGTCCTAACAGTGTAGAAGAAAGCTATGCATTTTTAGACATGGTTAGAGATCAAAACGAGTATATTTTACCTGCAGAAATTATACAAGTGCGTGAAATATTCCGTAGAAGTATTGGATCTAGAACTGGTGGTGGTGATGGCGGTACTTTATTTGAGCCGTTTAACCTTGCCTATACAAATACATATTTGTTAAGTTCTAGTAACATGGGCGGCTTGGCCACATATTATATGTTTGGCGGATATCAAAAACTTGTAGGCAAAATGTTTGGTAGTTTTATCAATTTTACATTTAGTCCTACCACACGAAAATTAGTAGTTCAACAACGCCCACAAAGCAATGAACGTGTGCTCTTGCAAATCTATAACAAACGCCCTGATTTTGCGTTTTTACAAGATACCTATGCTAACATTTGGATCAAAGAATACACTCTTGCCAACTGTAAGCTGATGCTAGGTGAAGCACGTGAAAAGTTTGGCACCATTGCTAGTCCACAAGGCGGCACACAACTTAACGGAACAGCTCTAAAAGCAGAAGCTACTGCTAGAATCAAAGAACTTGAAGACGAACTCAAGAAGGGCGATGCGGCAGCAATGGGCGGTTATACCTGGATTATTGGTTAACCATTTCACTTGACATCCCAGTAGAAACAATATAAAATATGTAGTATCACTTGGGGGTACTATGATTATAGGCGTTTGCGGATTCATTGGTAGCGGCAAAGATACCATTGCTGATTACCTAGTAAATTTTCACGGTTTTAGAAGAGAAAGTTTTGCCAACAGTTTAAAAGATGCTGTGGCACAAGTATTTGGTTGGGACAGAACCATGCTTGAAGGGCGCACAAAGCAAGCCCGTGAATGGCGGGAGCAAGTAGATCCTTGGTGGGCAGAACGCTTGAACATGCCCAATCTTACACCACGCTTAATGTTACAGCTATGGGGCACTGAAGTGTGTCGCCGAGGATTTCATGACGATATTTGGATCGCCAGCTTAGAAAACAAACTACGCAACTCAAAAGACGACATTGTGATTAGTGATTGTCGGTTCCCTAACGAAATCAAATCAATCCGCAACGCTGGTGGCCAAATTGTGTGGGTCAAACGTGGTGAACTTCCTGAATGGTATGATTGGGCACTGAATGCCAACAAGGGCGAGGTTCAAAATTTTAATTGGTCTACCAGTAAGTCTAAACTAGAACAAGCAGGTATTCACGCTAGCGAAACTGCTTGGGTTGGTACAAAGTTTGATGCAGAATTTGACAATAACGGATCCATAGACGACTTATTCTTACAGATTAAAGATCTGGTGTCAAATCGCCTTGCTTCCAGCCCAGCCCTTGTTTGATCAGCATTCTTTGGCAGTTTGCGCACACCGTTTTAAGATTACTGTGTGCGCAATTGTTTAAATTTCCGTCCACGTGATAAACATCAAAGACCATTGGTTGCCCGCTAGTAAATCCGCATTTATCACACTTATTTTTCTTTTTGTAACCACTGCGTGACCATCTAGGTTCTAAAACCGTAGTTCCTCTAGCACAGCTATCACATACACTTCGATAGTATACCCTGTTGTCTTTGTGGTAGTTAATCGCAGACAAGTTCTTTTTACAATTCTTACACAAAGGTCGTTTCATATAATTAATTAGCCCTTTTCGTGCCCTTTTCTGCCTTGTATAACCAGCCAAATATTAAAAATATCACTAAATATTATGGAACAAGGATCCCACTAAGGAGATTAGGACATGGCACAATTAGGATCACCTGGCGTACAAGTTAACGTCATTGATGAAAGTTTTTACAATCCTGCGCAACCAGGAACAATCCCATTGATTGTTTTAGCAACTGCGCAAGATAAATCAAATGCATCTGGTACAGGCATTGCTCCTGGAACACAAGCCGCAAACGCTAACAGTTTATATTTGGCAACTAGCCAAAAAGATCTAACTGATAGATTTGGCGTGCCAGTATTCCAGAAGGATAACAGCGGAAACGCTATTCAAGGAAGCGAACTAAACGAATACGGTTTATTTGCAACCTACAGTTATTTGGGTGCAAGCAACAGCGCATATATTTTAAGAGCACCTGTTGATTTAGGAGCACTAACTAGCAGATCATCTGCTCCAGTTGGTAACCCAGCGGCAGATAGTTATTGGTTTGATACAGCATCATCACGCTTTGGTATTTTTGAATGGAACAAAGACTCACAGTCATTTGTTAACAAAAATACATTAGTTTTGAATTCAGCAAATGATGTAGTTGGTACAAGCGGTGGAACAGCTTATCAGCCAAAAGCAAGCATTGGAGTTGCAGGCGACTACGCTATTGTAACTTACAGCGTTGAAGGAAACCCAAATGACAAAAACGTGTTATGGTTTAAAAATAACGATAGCGCATGGGTCAAAGTAGGTAGCAAAAATGGCACAACATTTAGTGGCACAAGTTTTACTGCTGGTGACTGGACTGCTAGTTGGCCAACAGTTTCTTCTAAGGCATTCACTAATGTTGATGTAAGCGCAATTACATATACCAGCGTTAGCGCCACAGGCGGTGACGGTACTGGTGCAACATTTAACGTTACACGTAATGGCACACAATATACTAGCGTAACAGTAGTTCCAGCAAGCGGCGGAGCTGGATCAGGAAGTTCAGGAACTGGTACTGGTTATGCAACGGGCAACGTGTTGACAATTCCAGGTACAAGTTTAGGCGGAACAAGCCCAACAAACGATTTAACAATTAGTTTAGCCAGCATGAGTGGTGGCGGAACTATTTTTAACGGTAACATTACACCAAACCCATCAGCTATTGCAGTTTCTACTAGCAACTTGGGTATGAAAGTTACTGTTGGTAACTATGATAGATCTGGAAGCCCAAGTGTAATTAACTTTTCAGTTGATGGCGGTGGCAGTGGAAGTAGTCAGGGAGTTGAAGCAAGTCCAGCAGAGATTGCTACTCAACTAAATGCTCTATTACCAGCAAGCGTTTCCGTAAGAGTGAAAAATGGTAAATTAGAATTTATTGCTCAAAGCGATGTGTATATCAAGTTAGAAGATCCAGTATCTGGAACAACATTGCTTGCTCCAGCAGGATCTTCTGATGCCGCAATAGCTTCAAGTCCATTAGGAATTGAAGTTGGTACATACAATGCGCCATCAGTACAATTCAGTGATCACACTAAAGTTCCATTCTGGAACGAAGATGACGTATTGTTAACATATCCAAGTGGCAGACCAAGTGGAAGTTTGTGGGTTAAGACTACAGAATTTAACCTAGGCGCTAAATGGGTTGTTAAGCGTTTCAATGGCGATACAAGAATTTATGAAACTAAGTCAGCACCTGTTTATGTTGGCACAGCTGAAGCACTAGCAAAGTTAGATCCACTAGGTGGCGGCGCAAATATTCCTGTAAATTCATTGTTTGTTAACGCAAACTTTGAACAAGATACTGATGCTAATTTTAGAATCATGTACAGAGCAGGTACAGGAGCAACTAGTGTTACTACAACATTAGATGCCAACTTTGTGACAACTAATGAAACAGTGATCATAGCAGAAACAACAACAGGTAGTGCAACAGTTAATGCTGTATCAATTCCTACAGGCGGCACAATTAGTGCGGCTGATTTTGTGGCGTTGATCCAAGCATCTGCACTAACCAAAGTTACTGCCACATATAATACTACTACAAGAAGTTTCACACTAACTCACGCAAGTGGTGGTGAAATTATGCTAAGTGGTACTACTTGGGCAGACGTGTTTACTGGCGACGAAAGCGATTTATATACAGGTCCAAGTGGCACAACATATGAGTTTAGAGTTAGCAACTGGAAGCCATTATCAACTGATGGTTACACAGTGTCTGGCACACAACCAACAGATGTTCCAGCAGACAGCACATTATGGTATGCAGGTTATCAAAATCAAGTGGACATTATGGTTCATAATGGTACTACTTGGGTTGGTTACTTACAAGCATATCCAGCAACTAACGCAACTGGCCCATTTGTACAGGCAACTAAGCCAACAAGACAAACTGATGGTACAGCACTAGTTGAAAATGATCTATGGATTGATACAAGTGATCAAGACATGTATGGTCAAAACATCAAACGCTGGAATGATCGTAGCAAGACATGGGACGCAGTTACAACAACTGATCACACAAGTCAATTTGGTATTATCTACTCAGATGCACGTTGGGGTGCAAGCGGCGACAGTACTACAGCAGGCTCAATTGTTGAATTGCTATCAAGTAGCTATGTTGACTTTGATGCTCCAGATCCAACAGCATATCCACGCGGCATGCTATTGTGGAATACACGTAGAAGTGGTTTCAACATCAAGCAATACAGAGTTGGTTATGTAGATACAAGCGCAACTAACCCACGTCAAAGTGATGAGCCAATGACTGGTTACTTTGCTGATCGTTGGGTGAGCGTAAGTGGTCAAGATTTGAACCAAGTTTCATATTTTGGTCGTAAAGCACAAAGAGCATACGTTGTTGGTCAACTAAAAGTTGCTATCAATACAAATCAACGTATTTTAGATGAAGACAATATTTTCTTCAACCTAATTGCTTGCCCAGGATATCCAGAACTAATTAGCGACATGGTGAACTTAAACAATTCACGCAATGGTACAGCACTTGTAGTTGGTGATACACCAATTCGTTTAGCAAGTGATGCTAACAGCATTGTTAACTATGGAACTGATTATTTTAACAGTGGTATTGATGGTGAACAAGGATTACATACAAACAGTGACCATTTAGCAGTGTACTATCCAAGCGGATTAACTACTGACCTAAGTGGAAGCAACGTTGTTGTTCCAGCAAGTCACATGATGTTACGTACAATTGCAATTAGCGATCAACGTAGCTTCCAATGGTTTGCTCCAGCTGGTACACGTCGTGGTGGTGTTACTAACGCAACAAGCGTTGGTTACCTAAAAGACGGTAGTTTTGTGCCAGTTAGTTTAAATCAAGGAACCCGTGACCAAATGGCACAGGTTAAGATCAATCCAATTACAAATATTCCTGGCGCAGGATTAGTTGCATTTGGACAGTATACAAAGACTGGAGTTAATAGTAGTTTAGACAGAATTAACGTGGCACGTTTAGTCAGCTACCTACGTAGACAATTGGGTATTATCACTAAGCCATTCTTGTTTGAACCAAATGACAAACAGACACGTAGTGAGATTAAGAATGTTTGCGAAAGCCTAATGTTAGACTTAGTCAGCTTACGTGGTGTTTATGACTTTATTGTTGTTTGTGATGAAACTAATAACACACCAAACGTTATTAGCAACAACCAACTTTACGTAGACATTGCTGTTGAGCCAGTTAAGGCAGTTGAATTCATTTACATTCCTTTGAGATTGAAGAATGTGGGTGATATTAAGTCACGTCAATAATAAGGAGCTATAAATGGCAATTTCAAGTTTAAGTAGATTTTCAGTACCCGTTCCAGGGGGCCAAAGCGCAACTAGCCAAGGCTTACTAATGCCTAAGCTCAAGTACCGATTCCGTGTACTTTTAGATAACTTTGGCGTTACAAAACCAGCAACTGAACTGACCAAACAGGTTATGACAGTTGCACGTCCAAACGTACAGTTTGATAGTCAAACCATTGATGTTTACAACAGCAAGATTTTCTATGCTGGTAAGCACACATGGCAACCTATCCAAATGACTGTGCGTGATGATGTAAACGGTCAAGTTTCAAGACTAGTGGGCGAGCAAGTGCAAAAGCAATTTGACATGTTAGAACAAGTAAGTGCGGCTTCAGGCAGCGATTACAAATTCACAATGCGTGTTGAATTGTTAGATGGCGGTAATGGAGCACAAGATCCAAACGTGTTAGAAACATTTGAACTTTATGGATGTTTCCTAACAGATATCAACTACAACGAACTAACCTATGCGGAAAGTGGTCCAGTTGATATTACAATGTCAATCCAGTATGATAATGCGCTACAGTTAAACGGCGCAGGTAATCCTAATGGTATTGGTACGTTTGTTGGCAGAGCTTTACGTCAGACTTTGACAGGCTAATACAAATTAGGGAGTGAATCGAAAAGCCTGGATTTTTCCAGGCTTTTTTATTATACTAAATATTGTTATGGCTAATATATTCACAAATTTCTTAAACAATGCCTCTGGTGACTTGGCGAATACCAATTTAAAAGATGCTAGACATGCCACTAGGCTGTTTGTGCAAAACTTTTATAGATTGGCTCCCAAACACGGATTTTTGTATTTTGTTCGATTTAGACTTAACCCAGAAGTGGCTAATGCTGAAGCTTGGAGAACTAGCCGTCAAGATTTAGAACTAGGTATGTTGGTTAAAAAATGTGACTTGCCCAAAGTTACTTTTGAAGGTGGCACAGTTAATGCCTATAACAAAAAACAACCAGTATATACCAAACTCACATATCAACCAATTAACATGGTCTTGCATGATGACAATGCAGGACTAGTAAGAAGTTTTTGGCAGTTGTATTATCAATATTATTCTGCAGACAGTTATTCAGGTGGGGCCAATCCTGCACCAGGTGCAGGAACTGTAAACTATATTAATAGATACATACGTCCAACACTACGTCCAAATGAACAACAAATAGCTCGTTCAAATCCAAGCGCAGGCAATTATTCAGATACAACAGATCCTGCACGTTATGGCTTGGACAGTGATCCTGTAACACCACTAATACGTTCCATTGAAATATATCAGTTGAGTCGTAAGAACTTTTTCATGCACACGCTGATCAATCCAAAAATTAGAGCTTGGAACATGGACACTGTGGCTAGTGATAAAAAAGATTTAATGGAACACAATGTTACTCTTGAATATGAGGGTATATATTTTGGTAAAGGCAGAGTCACACGTTTTAATCCAGATGGTTGGACTGACTTACACTATGATTTAGATCCAAGTCCAATTGGTGGATTGTTTGGAAGAACTGACGGAACATTGTTTGGTCCATTTGGTTTAATTGCAGACGGAACAACATTGTTCCAAGACTTACAAGGTATTGACAACGGTCAGCCAGTAGATCAAAGAACTGCACTTGCCATCCTACTTAAGTCTGCAAGATTAATAGGCAATGCAAGTAATTTAAATACGTCATTAGCAGAACAAGAAGTATTAAATGCCACACTAAATTCTGCAGGGTTTGGCATAACTGACACTGCAACTGGATCAGTAGTTGGTCTAGTAATCCCAAGTAACAATGTGACTAGCACTACCACAGTGGCACAACCAAGAAATGTAACACAGTCAACTGCTACACCAACTACTACAACTACGACTACTACAACTTATAGTGATCCTTATTCAACACCTGATGGTAAACCAGTAAAAGTAAATAATGCAGATGTTGACACTGCCCTTAATCAATTTTTAGCATCAAGTCCTTTTAATAGACAAGCATATAATAATCTTTCTGAAAATGACCAAATTGCGTTATACAATAAAGCAAATACAGCAATAAGTAATCCTGTTGTGCCTTATAGTGTTTATACCAGTGCAGATCAAGTTGCAGCCGCCAAAACGGGATATGCAAACAAAGTATTTTTAGAAAAATTACAAGCGGCAGCTATAAATTTAGCCGCTTACGGAACTTAATATGGCAAACGTATATTCAAATTTACCTAGTAAAGAACTAAACAGTTTACAAAAAGTTGTTCAATATTTTGACGGTTACTATACAGCACCAATTGATTTAGATGTTGAAAGCATTGACATGCTCACTGGCTTTTTTGAAAGCAAAGGGTTTGATCAATCTAGTGCTCAAAATATTACCTATGTAATTTTAAAAACAGCCAAACAAAGTAACTACAAAGCTCAAGAAATTATTGACGCCCTAAACAGTTACAACTCATTACAGCTAAATGAATTCCTATTAAGTATACTAAATTACAATAGAATAAAAACTAGTAGTCTTGGTTTGATCAAGAAAGTTAATTCATTAGAGGCTATTGAACGCAATATAAGAGCATGAGTTTAAAGTTTGCCAAAGGAAAATTTACTTTAAAAAATCCTGACAAGTATGTGGGATTAAAAGAACCAACCTATAGAAGCAGTTGGGAATGGCATTTTATGCACATGTGTGACAACCATCCTAACATTACCAACTGGGCCAGTGAAGGTGTTAAGATTCCCTACAGATGCCCGTTGACACAAAAACAAACAGTATATGTTCCAGACTTCTTAATACAGTATGATGACAAGCGTGGTAAGAGAAGAACTGAACTAGTTGAAATAAAACCTGCCAACCAAATGATTGCAGAAAAGGTGGGCAAAAATGCATATAACCAAGCACAGTTTATAAAGAATCAAGCAAAGTGGGCGGCAGCTGGGGCCTGGTGTAAGCAGAATGGTATTGTCTTCAGGATAATTAATGAGGAAGACATTTTTCACAACGGAAAGAAAAAATGACCAAAAAATTAGAAGAACTGTTAGATTTGCCGCCTGTTGAAAATAAAAAAATTGCGGCAGAAATTATCGATCCAAAGAGTGTAGAAGAGCCTGCCGAAGACCGACTAAGAACTATTGAAGAATTTGATAAAATTAGTTCAGCACTACCGCAAGTCAAAGGGTTAGGTGACATGAGCGATGGTGAACTAGATGCACTAGCTCTTAGAGCCACTGAAGCCTACGACGATTTAATGGATTTAGGCATGAACGTAGAAGCACGTTATGGTCCTAGAATCTTTGAAGTTGCTAGTAGTATGCTAAAAAATGCTATCGATGCTAAAAGTGCTAAAATAGACAAAAAACTCAAAATGATTGAATTACAGCTTAAAAAGCAAGCATTAGACCAAAAAATGAATGGCATGGACGATCCAGGGGTAGTTGAAGGTAAGGCCTTTATTGTTTCAGACCGTAATAGTCTACTGCAAAAGTTAAAAAACATAGATAAATAAATTAAAGGGCCATTGATAACATGAAAACTTTAAAAGATTACATTACTGAATCGTTTAAACAACGAAAATACCAATTCAAGGTAAAAATTGCTGGTGACGTCTCAGAAGACCAAGAAAAAGCGATTAAGACTTTATTAGAAAAGTTTGGCATTGACAACTTTGCTAAGAACAGCACTACGCCAATTCAAAGTTTACCACTAGACTTTCCTACATTAAAAAACGTCAACGTAAACATTTATGACGTTTCTTTAAACTATCCAACAACACCGTTTGAATTAAAAGAATATATTTGTGGCGGTGCTAAATTACACGCAAACCAAGTGGTAGTTAGAAATCCAGCAGAGCCAACAGAACAATATCAGCAACCAGTTGAAAAACGTAAGGGTGCATTGTTAGATGATCCTAACTACAAAGAAGCTGATAAGATTAAAACTGATGACTACTATGGTACTAAGTTCAATCAAAACTTGTTAAAAGAATTAGCTAAAGAAAGTAAACAACGTGCTAAGGACCGTGGAGAAAAGAATCCTACAGAAGGAACAAAGAGTTCTCCAGAGTACGCTGAGGGTGCTAGTACAAGTCCAATTAGCGGGAAGAAATAATTATGAATTTTAGAGAACTGTTTAGCAAATTAGATGAGCTTATGGTGCCAGGCGATGACCAACCAATGGCAGATAAAATGGGCAAGACAGATCCAATGTCAAAGCCAGAAGTTCCTGCACAAGACATGCAAAAACCAATTCCAGGTGCACAGCCTCAATTGGGTGCAAAGCCTACTATGGTTGCTCCAGCAGTTCCATTTGGTAACAAAGAACCTGAACCGCAAGCAGTTCCTGATCCAAAATCAGATATCAATGCCATGGCTCGTGCGTTGCAAGTTATGGCCATGCAAAACAAACAAAGCCCCGCAAATATTGGCATGCAATCTACACCAACAAGTGCAGAAAAAGCCATGCCAGTTGGTACACAATCCAAACAAACAATTGGTAGACCAGGCGAGCCATTAGAAGAAAAATCAGAACCAAAAGGCGACACAAGTCGAATCTGGCTTGATAGAAAACTTAGACCAGGTAAAACAGTTGATAATTGGATTGCTGACATTAAGAAAGATCCAAAAGCATATTATTCGATTACTGATCCTAAAGAAAGAGAAGCAGTTAGAAAAATTATAAATGATGGCGATGCAGATCTAATTAATAAGATAAAGGCTGCTAATCCAAATGCACCTGCTCCAGCACCTGTTACTGATCCAAAAGCCACAGCAACTGATCCAAAAGCCACAGCAACTGATCCAAAAGCCACAGCAACTGATCCAAAAGCCACAGCAACT